TGGTAATTTATTTATAGACGGTGGTTATCCTGAGAAATTTACCTCTAAAATAAGAATACCTAGAGTTTTATGGAAACCTGTGTTTGGAGGAACAACTGGTAGTAGTGATGATATAGATTTATCAACCGCTTCCGTGCATACTTTATCTGATCTAATGGTTAGAATAAAGAAAGGTAACCAAGTAACTAAGTATTACGATATATCAACTATACTGTACGAGCCTGACATGAGTGGTTTAGACTACGTGGGTACTAACACTGACGCTGAGAATAAGTTTTGGGAAATAAACATAGAAAAAACATTTGATGAGTCTGATGTAAACTGGTTAGGTAGCGTAGGTGAAGGATCTGAAATAATGCCAGATAGTCAAGTTAAAGTAGAAATAGCTCAAAAAGTTAGAAAACTAAAACCAGAGTTTCAAGGTAGATTTTTTGCTAAAATATATAGAGACTCAGTATTAGAACAAAATATATTAAACTTTGAAAACCTAGATGAGTTAAGGATACTAGCTCAGAACAATTTTTGGCAAGTAGGTAACGACAGCGCGATTTCATTGGGTTACAACACTGGTGGAAGTCAAAGTACTAGATATAATTATTGGAGAGGTAAAAACAAAGGTAATGGTACACCAGCTAAATGGCACATACCTAGGTTCGGAAAAATGAGTGGATGGAAAGACCTTGGTGGAGAAGGTGATATTTTGAAAAACAGAAACTTTGGTTCAGCAGCGGACTATGGCGGTTCTCAACATAATACGTTGAAAAGTACACAGGCTTATGGTATAAGACAAGGTGAAAATATAATAGAAATAGCTTATCATAACTTTGGTGCAGATAGAAGAACACCTTGGGGTTCTTGGGTTAAGTTTGGAAACACAGTGAAACCAGCTCACAAGGATTTTGTAAATGCGTTAGAGACTATAGGTAACTATATAAAACTACCTGGAGATCCAGATGAAACCTTATACAAGATAGAGGGTTGGAGAAGAGGTGGTTCTTATATCTATAAAGGTAAGAGATCTAGTGGTAGCGGAACAAGTGGTTACTGGTCAACCTCTAGGGTTGTAATGTGGACAATAAAATTAGACAAAGAAATAGTTTGGGCTCCTGAAGATAATGTATCTAATATAACAACAAGCTCTAATAACACAACGCCTATACAAATAGGAACAGCTATTGTTAACGAAGACGACTTTGATGGTTTTAGTACTGAGAACCCAGGTATATGGGAGACTGAGCCAAAAGAAGTAGCTGAGTTAGATTTATATTACGAGGCTAGCAACGCTTACAATATTTCAACACACGGTAATAGCATTGAGTTGGATTACCATAATTGTTATTCTTTTGCTAATGGTGTTGAATCTAACAGAATAAGAGATGATTACAACGCTACTTTTATAAGTAAAGGTGTAAAAGCTAGTAGTACTTTAGCTGAGCAATACAACGAAGAGGTTAAAACAAATGGATTAATTTTCTCGGGAATATTCAACTCTACGTCCAGTGTTAACAGGTTGAATCAGTTTATAATGGCTGAAGCTATAACTAAAGACATAAATCCATCATATGGTAGCATACAGAAACTTGACACTAGAGACACTAACGTTTCAGTCTTATGTGAAGACAAGGTATTAAAGATATTAACCAATAAGGACGCTTTATTTAACGCTGATGGCAACGCTAATGTTACATCGAACAGAGCTGTTTTAGGTCAAGCTGTACCTTACGTTGGTGAATTTGGTATAAGTACTAACCCTGAGAGTTTCGCTAAGTACGGTTTTAGAACTTATTTTACTGACAGAGCTAGAGGCGCTGTATTAAGGTTGTCACAAGATGGTTTAGAAACACTACATACTAAAGGTATGGGTGATTACTTCTCAGACAAGTTAGCTAATACAAGTGTAGCTATAGGTTCTTTTGACGATAATAAAAGCTCATACAACATATCACTACAAAATAATAAAGCTAGAGGCTTAGATGACACTATATCCTACAAAGAACAGGTTTCTGGTTGGCCAAGTAGAAAATCTTACATACCTGAAAATGGTATATCCTTAAACAATATTTATTATACTTTTAAAAATGGAGAAATGTATTCTCACGACAATGAAGTTAGAAATAACTTCTACGGTGTTCAATATAGTTCTAAGGTTAAATTTATATTTAACGAAACACCTGAGGTAGTAAAAAGCTTTTTAACATTAAACTATGAAGGATCAAAACCTTATTGGAAACAAGAGTTAAATGACGACCAATATTATAACAACACTACTTCCTATGGCTGGTTTAACACATCTGTTGAAACTGATCTGCAATCGGGAATTGCAAATGAATTTAAAGGTAAAGAAGGTAAATGGTTTAACTACATACATGGTAATGCTACTACGTTAAGTAACTTAGATACAGATGAATTCTCCGTTCAAGGTATTGGTAGTATGACTAGTATATCTGGAGATGTTACACCTGCTAGCGTAACTATAACAGTAACAGAAAACAACGACTAAAATGGCATTAAACAATTGTACTATAAACTCAGGATCTGCTTCTACGTTGAAAGACGTGGCTATAGGTTCTTTGGCTAACATAATTTTAAATATAAAACCAAATGATGGTTATGTTCTTAGTGCTTCAGACTTTACTAATAACACCGGGTCGCTTTCAGGTATAGCTAGTATAGTTTTATCTAATAAAACTAATGCTTACGACTTAGACAATGAAGTTATAGTGACTGTTGATTTAGATAACACTTTTACACCTTCTAGTGACGTAAACTTAGTTATAGACATAGATGGTGACGCTATACTATCTAAACTAGTACCTAAAACAATAAGTGGTACTTATGACACGGTTACAGCTAATTGCACTGTTTCATCACAAACAGGTGTTGCTTACACCGCAACTGGCATACCATACAGTGAGCAAGCTTTGTTTACTAAAACATTCACAGCTATTAGTAATAAGTTTTTTGAAACAGCACCTAGTTACGTTATATCAACAGGTAATACAGATGACTATTCGGTTACTGTTACAGATGTGTATAGCAGCGATGTATATCTAACAGCTAGAACATTTACTGTAAAGGCTAAAATACCGACAGTGTCAATCTCAGGTAATAACATAGATTTCACAGCTCAAGCTAATGGTGACATAGTTACTGCTTCGGCTGGTAAAATAAAAGCTGTAAGAATAAACTCAGCAGTACTCCCTTATCAAAGAAGCACTAGACAAATAGCTATATACGGTGACGTTGGTGCTCAGTTTACACTTGGTATAGTAAATGAGGATAGTACTCCTTATAATTTTATTGACTTAAATTTTATAAATGGTGGTAGCGTAAATGCTACTATTCCGTCAACTGGTAGTGTTAGATTTGACATAAATATACCAGCGGTATTAGATGATGATCAGTATGACTTTACATTATCTACGACTTCATTTAGCGGTTCGCAACTTTCTAGTTTACTAGACCCTGACAATAACCAAATACATACTTTCTCAATACAGCAGCTTGGCGACATAACTTATACAGTTAATACAGACGCTTCTACTGATTCAAGAACATATACATCAAATCCTTCATCCGTACATTTAGGCTCACCTTTTTTTGAGTTTGAAGGTCAAAGACAAGTAACGTCAACTTTAACCTTAACGGACAATGCTGATATTGTTTTAACTAGACTACCTTTAGTAAGTGATTTCGTATCCACTAATACTAATTCATCTAACTCTACTGATAGTTCTATAGATATATCAAGTGTTTCAGTTAGCCCAGCGACACTTAACGGATCAGGAGTTCAAAGTGTTACTTTCACTGTGGTATCTAATATTGAATACTTTGGGTCAGTAGCTTCTAGCCATACTTTAGACGTAGGCAACTTTATAGCTGATGAATCTATTTCTGGTGGTGGTGGTTTTAGATTATATACTCCACAAGTGACTGGAGCTGGAGGAGGATTAATACCTGGTCAAGTTAGAGCTAGTTACAACCCGGGTTCTGGCTACTTAGCTGGTTTAAATGCTAAGTCTGTAGCTATTGGAACACCTAACAATACTAACCTTTATTCTGGTACAGGTACTTTGTATGGCAACTTCTATGGAAACTCCGTAAGTCAAATAACATTAAGTATATCAGCTGCTGGATCAGCCGCTATAGACAATTTAACAATAACAAGAGGTACACTAACTGGTCAAGCACCTGCTCAAAACTTATACTACAGTTGGACAGGTATAACATCAGAAGCTATAGACGCTTCATCTGACATGACATTTACAGTGAGTGTAGCATTAGCTAACGAACCATAAAATATAAAGCATGGCAAGTATAACATTAACTTTTTCTCAACCAATACAAGACTCTGTACAAGTCGGAGATATAGCTTACTTTTCGTCAACAAGTACAGTTGGTGGTTTTAGCACTGGTGGAGAGATAAAACAAATAGGCGCTATAACAGCTGTTACTGAGTTTAGTATAACTTGTAATATTCCTAATAGTGATCCTAGGCCTCAAGCAAGTGACTTTATATTATTCAGTAAAGACAACGCTGTTAACATGGCTAGTATAGCCGGTTATTATGCTGAGGTTGAAATGGAGAATAACAGTACTACTGCGTCTGAAATATTTCATGTTAGCTCTGAAGTAGTTGAAAGTAGTAAATAATGTGTAATTATAATAAATATAAAATAAAGTAAACATGGGACCAAGCATGATTTTAGGAGGTGTAAAAGCCCTAACAAGTATAGCCGGAGGTATAATAGGCTCTGGTAAAAGAAAAAGAGAACAAAGACAAGCTCAAGCAGGTTACGATAAAACGCTAGCTAGGTTAGAAAATATGGACACATCAAATCCATATGCTAATCAACAAAACGTATATGAGGATTTAACAGTAAATACTCAACAAGCTGATATGTTGGCAGGACAACAACAACAAGCTTTAGGTAACACTATGCAAAATCTGCAAGGCGCCGCTGGTGGATCTGGCATAGCTGCTTTGGCTCAATCAATGGCTAATCAACAATCACAAAACCTACAAGCCGCTACAGCTAGCATAGGGCAGCAAGAAGCTGGTAATCAAAGATTGATGATGGGGCAAGAAGCTCAGATGCAACAGAACATGGTTGAAGGTGATATGTTATCTAGACAAATGGAAGCTAGTAAAACAACAGGTATGTTAAACAGAGCTGGTCAAAGATTATCAGCAGCTAATCAAGCAAGGCAGCAAGCTACCAATAGTATAATGGGTGGTGTTGGTGAAATGGTAGGTATGGGATCAACTTTCTTAAAAGGAGGAGCTAACCACGGATTAAACAAAATAGGCGCTGGAGCGGGTGAAAAATCCGGAATAAGAAAAATACTCGGAGGTATTTTCTAGTAAACAAAGAACAAAAGAAATAACATATGCAATTACCAGATTATTCAGGTCAAGGAGTTGAGGGCATCACTAATGCAGATGCTATGAACAACTCTAAACTACAAGACCAACATTTTCAACAGCAAATGAATGTCATTATAGCTAGAAAAAGAGAGGAAAAAGCAAAGCAAGCTAAAGCTAACGCTAAGGTTGAAAAATACATTAACGCTATGCCTGATGGTATAGATACTTCTAAGCTACCTGCTAAGTACAAACCAGGTGTTCAAGAGTGGGCTAAAAACAAACAATTAGAATTTGCTCAACTAGCTCAACAAGCTGCTGATCTTGAATCTAGTGGTGACTTCACTAGCAGTATAGCTATAAAAAATAGAATGACTGAAATAGAAAATTCATTTAAAAACATTGACAATCAATTAGTTCAGTTCAAATCTTACAAGGATGGTTTCTTAGAAGACAGTCAAAACGGTATGGTAAGCAACTCTGTAAACACTACTAAAAGAGATCTACTTTCATCTGTATATACTGATGAGTTTAATATGACTTTTTCTGATGATGGTAGTATAACCTTTTTAAATGAAGAAGGTGGTTATGTAAATTTTGATGAAATTCCTGATTACACTGTTAAAAATAATAAAGGTGCTAGTGAAATATTAAACATGAACGAAGCTGTTTACAAGTCTGGTAAAATGAGCCCTAGTACTCAGAAGTTATACAAAATGAAGCTGCAAAACATAACTAAATCTAGAGATGAGGTTTTGTCTTTAGCTACTGATGATTTTATAACAGAAGGTGGTTTAGGTATATTAGACGATGACTTATTATATAATGAAGAAAGAACTGATGAGTTGAGAAGTATAGTTATAGATGCTTATATGAACATGTTTAATGAAACAGCTAAGACATCTATAAAGAAATCATCAAGAAGATCTGGAGGTAGATCAAGATCTGGTACTCAAAGCGAAAGAAAGTATCAAGCTAAAATGGACAACATATTAAAAGGTCTTGGTTCTATTGGTGTTGACAACGCTAGAGAGTTAGATGTTTACACTAAGGGTGTTGTAGATATAATAGATGGCAAACCAAGTATATGGTATGGTGAATATCCTGTTGAGTTAGATGATATAGACGCTTATGATGTGTATGAAGTATTAAAAAGAGAGGGAGTTCCAGACAATATGATACCTTCAGTAGAATCAATTGATAGCATGATGAATGGTAATGTTGAAGAAGAAAAACCTGAAAAAATAGACGCGAAAGCTTTAATAAAAAAGCACTCTCCAAAACCAACTAATTAAATCAAATATGGAAGAATTAGAATTAATCGTTCAAAGAATGATAGACGCTGGTGAACCAGAAGAAAACATAAAAGCAGTTATTGAAGAGTATACTGCGGGAAAGCAAACAGACCCTGTAAATGTAGAGGCGAATGCGGGGTCAAAAGAAAATACGGCCTCAAACTCGGAAGATGGTTTATCGGATTCACCTTTTTGGAATCCTAATGAAGAAACTACCGTAGAAAAACCTGGTTACTTTGAAGAAAAGTTTGGTGTAAAGAATGGATTTACTAACTTCGCAGATGATTTATTTAGAGTTTGGGAAGGTGGAGCTGCTCAAGGTGGAGGTGTTGATGAAGCTTTTGATTTGTATAAGTTAGGAAAAGATATGAATCAAGACCAGCTAGAAGGTTTAATAAAATCAGGTAGAAGACTTGAAGAAGCTGGACAAACAGATGAAATGATTTATGCTGGCCAGATGATGGAAAAGTATAAGAAAGAAGGTGATAATGGAGTTACGGCTTTTTTTAAATCCTACTTCAGCTTAGACAACCCAACGGTTATGGCTCAGTACATGACACAGTCTTTTGTTGGCATGTTAGCCTCACTTAAAGATAGTGAAGAAGTTTTAGGTACAGCATCCGCTGTAGCTGGTGGAGGTGCTATTGCTGGGGCTGGTGTAGGTTTAGTTGGTGGGCCTTTTGCTCCCGTCACATCAAGCGCTGGTGCTATAGCTGGAACTATAGGTGGTTTTATGGGTGGCTTGTCCGGCGCTATGGAAACAGGGTTGACAACAGCTCAGCTTTTACAAGAGTCGGCTACTGACGCTGGTTTAAACTGGAGCACTATGAGTGACGAGGCTAGAATAGCTTATGTTAAGAAAGTCACTAATAATGAAACCATGTTTAACGACATAAAAAGCAAAGCTTTAGCTAGAGGTATAACTATTGGTGCTATAGACGGTATCACAGGTGTTGTAACAGGTGGTGCTAGTGGTGCCGTTAGCAAAGGTGTTGCTAAGTCAACGGCTAGCGCTTTGACTAAATCAGCAACCGTATTGACGTCAGCAGCTACAGAGACAGCAGGTGGTTTAGCTAGTGAGTATTTTGGTCAAAAAGCAGGTGGACAAGAGTTTAACCTTGAAGAGATAATGATAGAAGGTTTTGCTGATAAATCTTTTACAGCTATAAATACTGTTAATGCATTGCGTAAAGGTAATCCTAAGTACTCTATAAACGGGGAAAAAATGAACGGTAAGCAGTTTCACGATGCGTTAAAAATGATGGACGATGAAGCGTATATTACCGCTGATATAAATGTAGAAAATTCACCAGCCGTAGAATCCGTAGTCAATAATAGAAAACAAAACATAAACTTAGATCAAGAAATAGATAGTAAAGTATCTGGTGTAGAGGATAGAGCTGAATTAATAAAGCTAGAAAAAGAAAGACTTAAGTTATCTAAGAATAAAACAAGAACAGCAAAACAAAAGCTAGCAAATATAAATGCTAAGATAGACGAAATAAACTCCAAGTATGAGGGAGCTGAAGTAGACGTAACTATAGAGGATAGAAAGAAAGCTATAGCCAAAGCTATTGATGATAAATTTGAAGCATCGTTTAATAAAAACTTAGAAGCGGTAAAACCAGAAGCTGAAAAAAGAGGTCTTGATATTGATGTAAATGAAGACGAGGATACTTATTTCCAGAATATAGCCGATGATCAAGGTGTATCGTTAGAAGAAGCTAAGGAAAAAGCAGCTGGATCTGATGGGGTTTTTCTTGGTAAAGGTAAGATATTTATAAACAAAGTACAGGCTAAGAAAGTAGGTGCTGTATCCGTAGCTAGTCACGAGTTTTTACACCCTGTGTTAAATGCTCTAGTTGGTGATGGTAAGCAGCAAGCTAGTTTTTTAAAGCAATTCAAGTCTAGGGTTTCTAGTAAGAATAACACTTGGGTTATGAATGCTATGAAAGCGGGTGGTGTTGATCCTAGTAGTTATAACACTGAGTATATAAACTACTTTTCTGATGGTATACAAAAAAACAAAATAAGCTACGATCAAAGTTTATTTGAAAAAATAGGTGAGTCTTTAAAAAGACTGTTTGTTGGTAAAGGTTTTGATAACATATCTTTTGACAATGGTAGAGATGTTTATAATTTTCTAAAAGAATATAACACTAGCATAAAAAGTGGTAAAGTAAGTGATGTAGCATCTGAAGCTATAACTAAAGCTGAAAGTAAAAAAGATACTAAAATAAGTGACGTAGAGGCTTTGGATCAAAATGGTCAATTCTCTAGAACAGAGGACGTTCAAGAAATAAACGATATATATAACTCTAATGAAAGCAAGGAATTAGCTGGTTTTGAAATAGCTGATAAGTATAGAGGTATGGCGGAGTCTGTGTTTAACGCTTTGAAAGAAGGTAGTAATTATACACAGAACCAAAAAGAGGTTTTTGAAGGTAAGAAAGAGGACATGCTTGCTATGATGTTGTATGATAAAATACCTAGTCAGAAAGAAGACTCTAAAGCTAGGAACGTGGTTGGTTTGGTGCAAGACTTTGAATCTAAAAAACAAAAGTACAACAACGTTGCTGCTTACGTTAATACGTTTTTTAAAGAAAGATCTAAGGAAGTATTTAAGTATTTTTCTAAAGACGCTGTTAACGAGGGTTTAACTAAAGAAGATGGTACATTAAAGAAATCAGTTAGTAGTAAGGCAAACGAATCATCTAAAGTAGATCAGGGAAAAGAAGCTAGAAAGCTAAGTAGTTTTGATAAGTTAATGAAAGGCACAGAGTCTTTTATTGACGCATCAATTAAAAAAAATATTATAGTCAAGCTTACTAAAAACTTAAAAACAGCTGCTTTTAAAGGTAGGTTTACAGCTGAAAGCATAACCGCTGAAATAAAAAAACTAATAAAACAAGAGATAGAGAAAGCTGTTGTTAAGCGTATGGGTAAGATCAGTAAGACAAAAGCTGGTGTTGTTGTTAGTGAAGAGTATAAAAGCTTTCACAGCGAAAACTTTAACGCTATAGTTAAAGCCTTACCTGTATCTGTTATAAAAAAGAAATACTTTTCTTTGTTTGAAAAGAAAAACATAGGTAGAGAGAAAACAGCACAAGGAAACGCTATATTTGAAATAAAACCTACATCTAAAGGTAAGTTTGGAGCATACTTTACTATAGGTGGTTATACTACGCTTCTAGCTAGACAAAAGTCTTTAGCTAACGAGATAAGTGCTGAGCTAATAAAAGATCAAGCTACTATACTAAAACAAGACATAGACTTTATGAGTGAGCTAGCTGAGGTCGCCGATATGAGTGGAGTACAAGTAACGGAGTTAGTACTGCAAACAGAGCTAGAATCTTTAGCTAATCAATTTGATAGAAAGAAAACAGAAGCTACTAAGTTTGATAAGATACAGTTTTCTAAAAACTTTAATAACGATCAAGTAAGTGAGTTAAACAAGAAAAGCAAAAAAATAATAGAACTAAGCAAAGTGTACACCACTGCTTCATCTTTAGCAAATAAGTTGATTAAAGACAAAATAATTGACAATAAAGTTTTTACAGTTAAAGAGATAAAAGACTGGAAAAATGAAATACAATCTAGTGTTAACGCTATATTAAGCCCTAAAAACACTTTACAAAGCAATAAGCTAGGTGAGTATGTAGAGCAAAGGGTTGGGAACAAAAGCGATCTACCTTTAATAAGAATGCTTGATTTAAAGTCTTATGACGTGGTTATTAATGGTGTAAAAAAGAAATTCTCTAGTTTCGCAGAAGCGTTTAGAGACGCTAAACTTATAGAAAGACAAAGAAAGCTTCATATTGACTACTTTGAATCAAAAATAAAAACATTAGATGATTTAGTCTCGGTTTTAAAATGGTTTCCAGGCCACACAATATCAGCTGGGGCAAGGTATTTCATGAAGTCAAGGAACCAGTCGTTTGCTGGTATGAAAGATTTAGTAGCGGAGCTTAATAAAATACTAGAAGTTAAAGGTTGGGAGATAAAAACAAAGCTAACGATAGATGGTAAAACACAGTTAGACAAAGTAATCAGCACAAAAACTGGAGAGGTTTTAATAGATAACAAAGATACAAAAGTTGGAGATAAGACAATAAAATCTCTTAGGAAACGTTTAACATCGTCATCTCAAGATACTAAAAAAACTGTTTTACAGTACATAAAAGAGCTTCCTCAAAGAATACAAGATGCAAATGAAGCTTGGAATACTATGATAGATTTTTTAAGTTTTGTTGACAAAAACGGTGATAACTTAGATTTTGGAATGACTATGATGAGTTTAAAATCTAACATGAGTAGTATGTTGAAAGCTGCTGCTCCTTTAACTTATTATTTTGAAGGGTCATATGTTGGTAAGCTAGTGTATGAGCATTTAATACCTACAGAGTACGTAACTCAATCTTTAACTAAGCATTTTAAAATCAAAAAAATAAATTTAAATTCTTTACAAGATCAATACAAGGTCGCTATAGTTCCTAAAACAATGGACGACAATATAAATGGGTCTGCTAGACAGGAAAATATGCCTACTTACTGGCAAATTGGCATGGAAGCTTTATTAAGATATTTTGATGATTTTACTTTTGGTTTTAAAAATATGTATGCTTTAAAAAACCTCCAAACAGGTGATGTAGTAGGTAAAAAACATGCTAAAGCTCAATTTTCTAAGACAGATAAAACTAAAGCAGAAAACTTTAATAAGGCTATGATGAACGCTAGAAACCCTAACGCGCCTGAAAAAGGTATTAGTGTTTTTGACTTTGATGATACAATAGCTCAATCTAATAGTAAAGTTCTATACGAACTACCAGACGGTAAAAAAGGTAAAATAAACGCTACTGAGTTTGCTTTACAATCGGCAGATCTAGAAGCAGCAGGAGCTATATTTGATTTTAGTGAGTTTAGTAAAGTTATAGAAGGTAAAAAAGGACCTTTGTTTGATTTAGCTGTTAAGCGTCAGGGCAAGTTTACAAGTAAAGATATATTTATACTTACAGCTAGACCTCAAAACGCTGCTTACGCAATACATGCTTTTCTAAAAGGTTTAGGTTTAACTATACCTATAAGTAATATAACCGGTTTAGCTGATGGTAAAGCTTCTGCAAAAGCTGATTGGATAATAGGTAAAGCTGCAGAAGGTTACAATAACTTTTACTTTGCTGACGATGCTTATAAAAATGTTAAAGCTGTTCAAAAGGTTTTAGATATAATAGATGTTAAAAGAGATGTTCAGTTAGCTAAGATACAATTTAGCAGAAACATGGACGAAGCTTTTAACGATATACTAGAGCAAACTAAGAAGGTTGATTCTAATAAAAGATTTTCTAAAGCAGCTGCTAAATCCAGAGGTAGAGATATAGGTAAATGGAAATTTTTCTTACCACCTTCCGCTGAAGATTTTGTAGGTTTATTATATAACTTTTTAGGTAAAGGTAAAGTTGGTGAACAACAAATGGAGTTTTTTAACAAAGCCTTAGTACAACCGTTTGCTAGAGCAATGGATGAGCTTAATAGAGCTAAGCAAGCTATAGCTACTGACTTTAGGGCGTTAAAAAAGACTTATCCTGAGGTTAGAAAAATGCTAGCTAAAATAACACCATATAACAACTTTACATATGATACAGCTGTAAGAGTTTATATATGGAACAAGAAGGGTATTGCGATACCAGGTTTATCTAAAACTGATATAAAAAGACTGACGGATATTGTTGAGAATAATTCTGATTTAAAAGACTTTGCTGATACTTTAGAAGTTGGGGTTGCTAACAATAATTACCCTAACGCTGGGGACACTTGGCTAGTAGGTAATATTGCTACTGATTTAAAAGATATAACAGATAAAATAGGTAGAAAAGAATTTCTACAAGAGTGGAAAGCAAACAAAGATGTTATATTTAGCACGGAAAACTTAAACAAAATAGAGGCTATATACGGTAGTAATTTCAGGGAAGCACTGGAAGATATGCTGTATAGAATGGAAAATGGTACAAATAGGAGTTTTGGTAGCAACAGATTAGTTAATTCTTTCTCAAATTGGGTGAATAACTCTGTAGGTGCTATTATGTTTTTCAACATGAGATCTGCAATACTTCAGACTATATCATTTGTTAACTTTGTAAACTGGAGTGATAACAATCCTCTAAAGTTTGCTGGAGCAATATTAAACGTTAAGCAATTCTCTAGCGACTTTGTAACTTTGTTTAACTCAGATATGTTAAAGCAGAGGCGAGCTGGTATAGGTAGAGACGTTAATGAATCTGAAATAGCTGAAGCTATGAGTGGCGCTAGAAATAAACCGAGAGCTATACTTAATTATTTACTTAGAGTAGGTTTTACACCTACGCAAATAGCAGATAGTTTTGCAATATCAATGGGTGGTGCTGCTTTTTATAGAAACAGAATAAACACATACTTGAAACAAGGTATGACAAAAGATCAAGCTTTGGATCAAGCATTTAAAGACTTCCAAGAAACTACTGAAGTTTCACAACAGTCTTCAAGACCTGATATGATTAGTCAACAACAAGCCGGTCCATTGGGTAGATTAATATTAGCTTTCCAAAATACACCAATGCAGTATACTAGGTTGATGAAAAAAGCTTTTAAAGATCTGATAAACGGTAGAGGTGATGCTAAAACTAATTTATCTAAAATAGTTTACTACGGTGTTGTTCAAAATATAATATTTGCATCCATGCAATCAGCATTGTTCGCTATGTTATTTGATGATGACGACGATGAAGATAAATATAGCAAGAAAAAAGGTAGAATAGCAAACACAATGACAGACTCTATACTTAGAGGTTCTGGATTAGCCGGTGCTGGTATATCTACTATTAAAAATGTTATATTAAAATTCTTAGAACAAGAAGAAAAAGGTTGGAACGCGGATCACGCTTATACTGTTATTGAAGCCGCTAATTTCTCTCCACCTATTGGTTCTAAACTTAGAAAAATGTATTCAGGTATACAGACTTATAAATTTAATAAAGATGTTATAGCTGATAGAGGTCTTTCTTTGAATAATCCAGCGTGGCAATCAGCAGGTAACTTTGTATCCGCGGCAACTAACATACCTATGGATAGAGCTGTAAATAAGTATAATAACTTAAGAGGAGCAGCAAATAACAACAATGAAGCTTGGCAAAGAATAGCTATGGCTCTAGGTTGGAATTCTTGGGATGTAGACGCTGAAGTAGAGACTGGATATAAAGACTATAAAGCAAAACTAAAGAAAACACAAAAAAGAAGAAAAATACTAAACAAAAGAAGAGACAAAGCTAGTAATAGGCAGGAGATTATAAATAAAAGAAGAGAAATATTAAGAAACCGAAAAAAATAAAAACAACAAACAAGTAATGGCTAACAAAATATCAGAAAACACTGAATTAACTTTAGATTTAAAAACACTAATAATTATAGTAAGCTTCGTTGTCACGGTCGTGGGGATGTGGTTCGCTATACAGGCAGATATACAGTTGGCTAAAGAGCTTCCTGAAGCCGAGGTGAGTAGAACTGAATATGATTTAAAAGATCAATTGATTAGAGAGACTATAATGAATACTCAAGAGAAGGTAGAACAAAATAGCGACAAGCTTGACAAAATAGATGAAAAGCTTTACCAAATCATAAAGAAAAAATAAATCATGAAAAAAATACTAACTTTAATAGCAATACTGTTTTGCACAGCGATGTACTCACAAGATTACGTTTTACTAGAAATAAATTCAGAATGGAATTGGACAAACAAAGCTAAAATAGATAGGATAAGAAATATACCTCATCAAATAGCTTACCTAGAAGAACAAACACCTAGTTTCAGGAAAAAAGTAAGATCAGTGCCTTTAGTTATACTATATAAAGATGGTAGACCAATAATGCAGTGGGCGGCGGATATAAGTTTTAAACTTGTTATAACTAAAGAACAGGTTTTAGAAGCTATAGAGATAGATAAAAACAGATAATTTAAGAACATATGGAAAAGTGCTATACACGCGATCAAATAAAGAAAGCTGTTTTAAACCTAGGTTACAAATGGTTTGAATCAGGAGAATACAATGTTAATATTGTTGGTGTAAGAAACTCAAGTACTGGCGTTGATGTAACTAACAAGTTTGACGACTGTATAACAGTCTCTTACAAAATAGGTGACGAATGGCAATTCCATTGTTATAAGTGTACTACAGATCCAGGTACTCACTGGGTAGAAAATATAATGAAAAAAGAAGGTGTTGCTGTTTTAAAACCTGGTCAATATAGAAGCTCTCACAAACTTAGATTACATCTTGGTAAATACTTAGCTTTAGGACAGCAAAATCCCGTAACTGTTTACAGAGATAACAACAGAGACGATAAATACGATTTAGACGAAGATAACACTCAAACAGGTTTGTTTGGTATCAATATACATAGAGCAACAGGTAGATCAGGCAAAACATCTTCAAGAATAGATAAATGGTCTGCTGGCTGCCAAGTAATAGCTAGCAACGACGATTGGCATGAGTTTTTAGACATATGCCAAGTGGCTAGAGAAAAGTGGAGTAACAACTTTACTTATACATTAATAAATTCAAAAGATATAGCATGAATTCAGCATTTAAAAGAAAAGGATGTGGACCGCAAGCATTAGGTTCAGCAGTAAAGCTAGCAACACCGTTAAAAATAAGTTGCTGGAAAGGCTGTGAGCCAAAACCTGGAACTCCTAAAACTAAAAAATCACCAACAAAACCTGGTGAAAGGGTTAATAACTGTGATTGCTAATGACTTGGTTAGCTAGACAAAGATCAGCGAGTCCGCTGAGAAGAACTAAAGCTTATACAGCAGGTATGAGTGCAGCTGAAAGAGAAGCTTACAACAATAAAACTGGCGGTAACGTTCAGGCGCCACAGCCAGAGGGTGGATCACGTAAAGATTCTTATTGTGCTAGATCCGCTGGTATACCAAAGTGTAAAGATCCAGATAAAAATGGTGATTGTCCAAATGACATTGCTAGAAGAAACTGGAACTGTGGACCTAAATAAAAAAAAAGGGAAGTCGTAAGACCTCCCTTTAATTATATGTATAAATTATTTAATTTTTTATACACATTAGTTATTGTATGTATAAAAAAGTCATAACTTTTAGCCTTTAGCCATCACAAGCTAAACAATCTTCGTTCATTGCTTGTTGAGCTATATCTCCACGTAAGACAGATTCTGTCCTAGTATAATACAAGGTTTTAACACCTTTTTTCCAAGCCTCATAATGAACTTTGTTTATCCACTTTGGTGTAGCAACACTAGGAAAAGCTAAGTTTAAACTAACAGACTGATCTACGTATTGCTGTCTCAGTCCAGCCTGATTAACTAGTTCTAGTTGATTAATCTCCTTAAAAGTTTTAAATACCTCCTTTGCGGGTGTTTCGTGCGCCATAACAACATCATCAAGCTCAGCAATATTTTGCACGCTACCACCATCAGCCAAGATCTTGTCCCATGTCTCATGATTATTTATTTTAAGTTTTCTTAATAACTTAGTTAACGTAGGGTTTTTTCTTATAAAAGTACCCTTAGCTGTTTGCTCTGTAAAAACATTAGCAGCCCAAGGTTCTATTCCGGGCGAAACATTTCCGCTAAGCTTACTATTAGAAACAGTGGGAGCAACAGCCCTAAGGTGAGTGTTACGCATACCAGTGCCAGAACACCACAGAGGCTCACCATAAGTTTCAGCAAGGGCCATACTAGCTCTTTCACTTTCAATTTTAATTTGACTAAAGATTTTTCTAGTTTCAAACTGCGCGAGTAAGCCTTCGAAACTAATTCCTTTTTCTTGTAAGTAAGTGTGCCATCCCAATACGCCAAGACCGAGAGCCCTGCCTTTAGTAGCAGATCTAACCGCGTTTTCAAAGCCACGAAGGCCTTTTGCTCTTTGAATAAACTCTTCCATGACCCCGTCAAGGAACCATATACTATCGTAAATAAGGTTCGTACCTTTCCATTCTTCATATTTTGCTAAATTTAATGATGATAAACAACAGACAAAGCTGTGATTCTCATCGGTGTGTAATGTGATCTCAGAACATATGTTCGTCATATGTACTTTGAGACCGTTGTCTTTGTATGCTGCTGGGTTATTTTTGTTTGTATTTCCCTTAAATAAAATATAAGGTTCTCCAGTTGCTTTACGCTTTTGTAATAATTTTGACCATTTTCTTCTAGCCTCTTTATCTCCTGATTCAACTCTTCGCATGAACTTGTCGCCGACCACAGCGCACTGGTGTAGGTTGAGGGATTGACGATTAACGTCTCCTTTAGGTTCTCTAATTTCGATCCAGTCTTCGAAATCGGCATGCTCAATATTGATGTTAACTGAAGCAGCTCCTCTTCGGACAGATCCTTGATTAGTGGCGAGTATTGTTGAATCGTAAATCTTACAAAACGGCACAACTCCATCAGATGTTCCATTTCCTGTTATTTTAGCGCCAGCGGGTCTTATTTGATTTATACCGATACCAACTCCACCGCCGTGCTTAGCGAGTAGCATCATCTCTAAGTTTTTACTTCCTATATCCTGTATACTATCAGCCACATCAATACCGAAGCAGCTAATAGGCAAGCCGCGATCAGTACCTGTATTAGATAGTACTGGGCTAGCGAGACATAGCCAACCATTCCAAATGTACTCGAAGAAAGTTTCTGCCATTTCTGGTTTATATAATCTACGAGCAACTGTTTTAGCGACTCTTTGGTATGCCTCTCGAGGTGTTTCTCCGTGATATAAATATCCCCCGGATATAGTCTTCTTGTACACGTCGTTATTACCCCACGTAGGGTAATCTTCTCCTTTGATCCAGTTTTCATTCCACATATTATTATTTTAAAAAATGAGTTACCCAAGCTACTAAACCATTAAAGTTTAAAGCTACTAAATTCCATTGTTTTCTTGACGAAGTCTGTATCATTACACAGATAAAACCTACTATATATAAAATAGGTTCTAACGTCCATTGTGCCGCTATCAAGAAGCCTGCACCCATGTATCCTACACGAGATGCAAACTTTTGATAAGATGTAAGCTTGTTAGTATATCTTAAAAACTTTAACAATCTATACCTCCATCTTCTTTTTCTATCCATTACCATATATCTTCAAAATCTTCTCCTTCATTCGCTTTACTATAGTCAGTCGGCCTAATAGCGAAAAAATCAGTATGAGTGACGCCCCCGGTAAGATGATAGAACCAATCAAGATTGCTCGCCGCTTTGGTGTCATACGCAAAATACGATCCCAAGTCAACATAACCGAGCTCCACAAGTTTTTCATTTGCTCTCTTTTTTATGAATTGTTTCAAGTCTATAGCTTTTATACCCTCGATGTCACCCATTTCAAACATTTTATCAATATAGCTTTCTTCAAGCTTAACCATTGTTTCAGCAGCTTTAACTACATCTTCTCTACATTCAGCTAAAAGATTTTCATCTTCCTGACACATATGTCTAAACAATTGGCAACCCATTTTACTGTGCAATGACTCATCTCTCACAGACCATTTCATTTGCTGGCCAATTCCTTTGAGTAAATTACGTAGTTGAAAACTATATAACACAGCGAAAGCGCTATATAGGCTAACACCCTCTGCGAAAGCGGAAAATATAGCCAAGCTTGTACCGATGCCAGCACTGCTAGTACCGTCATAAGCAACCAAGTTGTCAAAACGTCTAGCTGTTGCAGGTTCGTGTAAAAATGCTTCATAGTCTTCTAGTTTTAATGTTTCATTTAAATAGCTGTATGCTACAGCGTGTACTGTTTCCTGTGAGCCAAACATCATGGCCATTTGTCTTATTTCGTGTTTAGGAAACCACGATACGACCTTCTGGGTCCAATAGTCTGAAACAGCGCATTCGGTTTGCGCGAATCCAAGAAGTATGTTCCCAACAAGGTTTTTTTCTTTTTCGTTAAGTCTTTCATTCCAATCTTTTATATCGCTCTGCATTGAGATCTCAGTGTGTAACCAAAATGCTTGAGCTTGTTTTAACCACCCTTCAGTATAATACTCAGGGTAGTCAAAAGGTTTGTACGCTATGCGCTCATCAAATAATCCCATTACTTTTTAAATATTTCTAAAGCAATGTCTACAAAAGGCATGTATAGCACATGAGTAGTCTGTGTTGGTTCATCGTAGGTTCTACATCCTACTAAAACACCTGGATAAAAGCCAAATGACAAACTCCAGTTTTTTGTTTCTTTCATATATTGTAATTTTTACATTGTTCTATTAAGTCTCTATATCTAATTATGCCAAACTTTTCCCATCTCCATTTAATCCAAGTGTTTAGCTTTCGTTCACCGTATTTTTGTCTAGCTATTCTTTTAGCCTCTCTAGGATTAACCTTACTGTTTCGTCGCATTCCTTATGATTTTGTGGTTTATACAGTGTAAGTGGCCCTAATCGTCTTTCTGTGATAAGCTTTTTAAATAACTTCCAACGTAATGGAAATGATTCGTTAGCTCTACCTTTAGTTTCAATTATAAAACCCTTACCTACAAAGTCTGGCGTATATTTTATGTTAAGTATTTTCTTGTTACCTCTGTTTTTATATTCTCCTTTACCATTACCGCATCTTTCGTATGCTTCAAAAGGAAAATCAAAAGCCTCTGATAACTCAAAAGTTTGACCTTCATACAAAGATGTTATCTTTGCTTTTCTTAAGGCCATATACATATAACGCTCTAGCCCAGAGGCGAAGTTGATCCCATCGTATGAGATCTTCTTCGACTGAACTGGTCCTTTTTTTCTTTTATAAGATTTCTTCTTCATTAACGTCTATATTAGTTACATCTGCAGTAAACATTTTGTAGGCAATCTCTTCGATCTCTTCCTGCAGGCAGTGTTTAGCTGATTCAAGGTATAATATCGCGTCCATTAATTCTTCTTGTACATCAACAATAAATCTACCTAGATCTTTCTTTTGGCCTTCAATCTCTTGCATCATTGTAGCTCCATATTTCTTTTGACCTATTAAGCTACGTTGGTCCATCTTCCTTAGTACGTTCTGTACTATCTTATCTTTAGTTTTAATCTGCATCTTTCACGAATGTTCCGTTAATCATTTTACCTGTTCTTGCTGCTATTACCTTGTAAGCTTCATCAATACAATACTCTATATCATATCCTTCTAAATGAGCTAAATTAGTTAGCACAACAACTATATCACCTATAGCGTCTATTATTTCTGGTTTATCATTTTTAAGTAACGCCTTAGCAAGTTCACCAGCTTCTTCCTGTAACTTAACATACTGTGTATGTGAATTACCTTTATCATATAAACCTCTTGTTGCTGCCCATTCCCTTATTAAATCAAACCTTTCGCTTGTAGCACCAACTAAACTTGGCATGTCTTTAGGGTTAAAAAAGGCTTCATAAAAAGCCTTGTTGTAAATGTAAGATCTATCGCTGTTAAACATAGATACTTTAGCGTTCTGCATTATCCAAGGTATATTCTTGGTTGTTAATTCAAAGTCTCCAAACTCTGGATGCTTCCACTTTAAGCCAACGTTATCCATAAGCCTACCCTTTAATTTATTCATAGGTAGCGGGAACGTAGTTGTTTGTTCTGTTACGTTTATTTTCATTTTATTAAATAAGTTTTTATATAGTTTTGTATCGACTTTATAGCCGTAAGACTTTTGAAGTTCTATTTCCTTGTCTGATATAAAATCTATATCATCACTAGTAAATAAAACCTCGTACTCATTCTCCTTATAGCCTTGCATAAGGGTAACTCTAGTATTAAGATTACGTGTTACGCCAATCTTTTTACCTGGTATGTGGTATAAATAATACATATCTTATAGTTTATTGTTATACAAATGCATATTGTGTGCGTGATGGTAATACCAACCAGTCTCAATAGACAGCTTATCTGCAATCATCTCCTGTAAGGATGCAAATTGATATTGATCATTACAGAAACCGTACCAGATGTCATTAGAACGCATATAGACAGACATACAAAGCTTACCGTCTATGATGGTAAATTGTATAGCATAAGTACATGGCGTATCTTTAGCATACTTATCAAACTCCTTGCAGTCGTATATACTTATTGCAGCGTGTCTAGTTTTAGGGTTGTCTCTTAATTTAGCTACTACATAATCAATTTGATTATTACGTTGCCATTGGTAACCGTAATTACTATTAACGTTGCCATTACTATCTGCCATCTTCTCCCATATAGGAGGTATCTTACCATACAGCTGTCCTAGCTTTATTATATTAGGATCACCTGACAAATACCAAGCCCATTCAGCTGCTGCATATTTCTGACTCCAGTTACGCTCTTTGTTCGTGATAAACTTATCACTTGGATTCTCTATATAAAAGCCACAGTTAAATAAAGTTTTAGTATCGTCAAAATCCTGACCATGTTGTATGGCTTGATCTAGTAAAAACTCGTATGCTTCATTAGCATTTTTAAATGTTGTATTTATCATAATAATATTTATAGTATTTAAATATTGTCACCCACAACTCTCTAGGATCGAATGTCCCAGGTGATCTATTTATCTTCTTGTTTATCTCTATATCTATATACCATGATGTAAAGTTTTCTTTACAAAACGGTGATATATAGATACCGTTGTTTACACACCAGTGGTACGCTTTGAATTCATCAGGACTATACTGATAGCCGTTTGATTTCTTCTTTACTCCCATGGCATAGGGTCGTTGTTAGCTATAGGCTCATGAGGCATAAAGCAGCCTGACTTTGGCTCCCATTTAAAATGAGCTTCAGCACCGTTTTCGCCAAGATTTTGAAACTTAACTTTTAATATTTTAGCCTTAACAGTTTTAGCCTCATAATCTCTGTGTACCAATATACCATGATAACTTGCATCATACCATTCACCACCGCCTTTAATGTTATACATAGTAGGTTCTTCAATCTTACCATCTTTGTCTTTATACATCTTAGTAGGGTGAGCTACTATGAAAACAAGTACATCGAACTTCTTAGCAAAGATTTCTATCTTAGTTAAGTACTCCATAGTATACCTGTTAACATCTTCAGTCTTACAGTCTACATCTCTAACTTTATTAAATGGATCAATAACTAAACATTTAATACCTTTACGTTTAACTAGTTCAGCTCCCTTCTTTAGAACAGACTCTAATGTATAACGCTCCATGTCTATGTGGAAATAATTAGTATTACAATGATCAGCTATTTGATTCCATTTGTCACCGTGTATATCTGCTGCTGTTGGCATACCTTCCCATGTCTTACGCATTAACTTATGTGCATGTAAGTATGTTGGTTGATTCTCTGGCGACGCAAACGCTGTCTTCCAGCCATAGTTACGATTGTAACCTACAACCATCTGATCCACGAAATCAGACTTACCACTACTAGGTATACCAGTAACAGTAATAAACTGTCCGGTATAAGTTGAAAAAATTTCATCAAAGTTTTCCAAACCAACCTGAAAACCTTTTTTAAAACCATTACGAACAAAGTCGGTAACTTCATCTTCAATGTCTTTAAATGTTGTGACGTTCTCAAGTGGTACAGGTCTAGCTGATTGTACTCGTTCTTGTAATTTTTCTTTACCATGTTTTACTAGATATTCATTAGCATCTTTACAATCATCAAATGACACTAGGTAACAAACTTCAGCTCCAAGTCTACGGACTAATTCTGATTGTAATGCTTGACCTGCTTCATCGGAGTCAACTGCTAATATGATTTTTTCTTTGTCTTCAAAATAATCTATACAATTATCTAAGTAATCAAGGTTATTGCTATTTAATGTAGCTCCGTTAGGAACTGATATAGCGTTTGGTATACCAGCTTCGTGAAAAGCTAATACATCCATTTCACCTTCTGTTATAACACAGGTGTCATAACCTACTATACTATTTATATTATAGAATACTTTTTCAGCACCCTTATATAATTTAAAGTTCTTTCTACCATCGCGATACTTAATGTTAATAAGTTGATCGCCCATGAAATAATTGAACTTTATTGTGTTCTCGGTTTTACCGGTCTGTGGCATCCACTCAGAGCCCTCACTGACTTCTAAGTCAATAAGAGTCTGAGCTTTTATACCTCTTGTTTTAAACCACTCAATTACTTTGTCACTTAGAAATTCAGGGTGTTCAGTAGAGCTAGGTGGACCAACTGGTCTCACGTATACCTTCTCACTAGCTCCCTTACGCTGATAAGTGTGTAATTGAAATGATGTGTTACAGTTGTGACAAGTACCAAGACCCCGTTCCCAATCATAAGACGCACACTTTGCCTTTTGATTCTTGGGTTTTCTATCGTGAGAACAAATAGGGCATATACCCTGCTTTTTTCCCTCTTCAAGCTTATGTTGATTGAATTCATCAATCAAAAATCCATTGATCTCTGTTGTCTGCATTTAATTTAATTTAATTATTACCACTGTTCTTCGTCCCTGCAATCTGGGCATATATCACAAAAATCATATTCATCTTGTGTCATACCTTGCCCACACATCTCGCATTCCACTAAAACGGTAGATCATCTGCTGGAGCGGCAGCTTGTACCGCTTGAGCTTGTTGTGGTTGATCCTCTCTAGGAGCTACAGCAACATTGTCGCCGTTAGTCCATACCACCTTAACGTTTCCAAGGTAGGTTTTAGCTACTTTAGCTTCCCTCTCTTCCTTAGACTGTTCTACAACTACAGGTCCTTGGTTACCAAACTGATCTAGTTCGTCATTCAAGGTTATTGTAATTGGTAAGTATTTACCTTTTTTACCTACGTAGATCTTATCTTTAGGTATTTCATTAAGGTTAATACTAGCTTTAATTATACTTGCCATATTAATATGTATTTACTTGGTTAAACATTCTTGTTATTTGTGCTTTTGTAGCTCCTGAGTTTCTTCTTAGGTTGTCTACAGCTTTAGTGTGATTTTGATTTACATAGAAATTATCTACACTAGTAGTTACTCCTGATACTGTACACATTTTTGTTTGGTTTTTTCTGGTTCTTGCCATAATTAAAGGGTTTTAGTTAAAAAATATTGTTTAGGGTCAAAGCCCTCAGACTTATAAAACAACTCATAAGCCTGTACTGCTCTTTCTACTTTATCTTTACCTCGTTCGTAGAACTGAGGCGAGCAATCAAAGATACCTATTTGATGTGTGTTCTTATCTATTACAATGAATAGCATCTCGTAACCAAATAGTTTACTGTAAATATAAGCTTGACTGTCGTAATTGTACTTAGAAGCTGAATACTTAAACTTTGTGATGTCTGCTGTTGTCTTCAAATCAATAATCAGCTTTTCATCATGGTTTACAATATCAGCTTTACCTTTCCACATATGACCTTCAAGCTCTGTAATTCCAGGTCGTTCGTACTCTACATTACCTAATCTTATCAAGTCTCTACATACTTCGTTGCTTAGCATCTTTTCTGTCATTAACTCTATTTGATCAACCTCGTGTTGTAACAAACATATCTCACCGTCTGAAATCTCCTTATATGCTTTGGTGTTTCTAGTTGTAGCTTCTACGATCTTGAAGTTTTTAAGTTTTTCAGGTTCTAGAATAGCCGTGTGGAAATATCCACCAACTAAAAACGCAGGTCTTGGCGCTAGACCTTTGCCTAAAGCTAAAGGGTTGGTTAATAGCGTAGATATATCAGAGTTACTTAGATACTTCTTACCAAAGTCTCCATAGTAATTACTGTCGTCTTCTAACGCTTTTAATACCTCTTTTTTGTTCATGTTACAGTGTTGTTAATTCTTGCTCTACTTCTTTAGATAGAGCATACTTAGCTTTTATTGCTGCTACCTTACCACCCGCTTTCACATAATCCTTTGCTTTAGCAAATGCTGGATCTTTAGTTGATGTTAATGTAGGTTTTTTTGGCTCAAACTTCTTTTTACCATGATCATTAGTGGCATCACTGTCAGCTGTATCATCAATTAAAAACAAATTACCTAACGCGTATTTTTTTGCATAAGAAGATGCACTACCGAACTGCTGAGGTACGTTCATACCTTTTTGGTTCAAGTCTACACCAACGATAGCAGTTGCGTGTATAGCATTGTCGCCATCACTTACAGATGCGGTAGACTGCATCATAGGTATAGGGTCAACGCTAATGATTTGCTCATTGATTGTTACTGTTACTCCTAACTCTAATAGAAAGGGTTTTGTTGCTTCTAGGATGTCTTCGGCTGATCTGAAGTTGTATTTGCCAAAGGAATTAAATCTACTTTTTTTCGATTTAAATTTTGTCTGGATCGTTGCCAGTTTTTCATTTATAGTCATTGGTATATGGTTTTGTCTTATTATTATAATTACACATATTTATTATTATTTAATCACTTAAACTACAGGTAATCAAGCACTTGCGAGTGGTCTACAGACTCTATTAATTTCTCAACAGCTTGCTTTTTTAACTGCGAAACTCTTACGTAAGAGCTACTACCTTTTATGTTTAACATAGAGGCTATATCTTTTGCGGCGTGTTTTTCACAGTCTAAACCGTAGCTCAGTCTTAGTATATTATATTCCAAATCGTTTAAATGTTTCTTTAATAAACCAGTTAGGTATATGTTTAATATCTGCTGGTTGTATGGTTCTGACTTGTCAGGAATATCATATACTGAGTTATCATCATTGTTAGGCTTCTCATCTATACTTAAAAATATAGAATTAAAAAACATAGCAACCATTTTTTCATCTTTACCGAAGTTCTTACGCATCTCGTTAAGCTTGTGCTCTGGTATACGTATATCACCTCTGTTTATATCTATAGATCTTCTTATTGCTCCTTTAATTCTTTTACTAAAAAATGATTTCAATGTCTTCTCGTAGTCTTCAGATTTTTCTAGTGTTGGCCAATCTAATCTATCAACAGCTTTAGTTAGTCCTGCTGCTCCTGATTGTATTAAATCCATAATACTCTGTACACCTGAAGCTTGTTGACTGGTTGAAAACTTTCTAGCTAGACTTTCTACTAAAGGCATAAACTTAGTTATAAGCTCTTCTCTAGTACAGTCTGCCCAGTCTTTATTCTCTAGTCTTATCAAAGCTTGCTTAAGATCTTCTTTGTATCTTATATAGTTCTGTATGTTATACTTTTTCATTTTCCATGTTTAATATTTCTTTTTCGTCTCTTAACTGTTTTGTTAAGTTACGTTGAACTGTTCTTGTAGAGCAATTAAGTAGACTAGCTACCATATCCCATGTTATTTTCTTACCATAGTAAGTTAAATCTAACATAGCTTGATATATAGCTTCTTCATCTACTTTACTTGATCTACCTATTAATTTACCAACTATACTCATCTTATCTCTAGCGGTTAAACCACTATAGTCTTTAAAAATGACTTTTCGCATTTTATTCTTAGGAGGTTCACCACCGTTATTAAAAACATCGTCTATCATTTCTTGTAGTTTTTTATCACTGATAAAGAAGGTAACGAAACCATTTTCCTTATCAGCTATAAATTCATACACATAAGATGGTAATAAACCATGCTCTTGATTTAAATAGTATAGAACTAAAAAATGCCATTTTAAAGACTTGTAGGTAGTAATTTTAGCTCTACTGTTAAACAAGTGATAACATTGGTATGTACCTTGCTCGTAGAACTGGTATTTACTAGTATCAACGCTAGGTTTATCAGTAGTAGGGTTTTGCCTATACCTTACACGCCTATCGTTAAGCCATTTTATGTTTCTCTCTTGTGACATTAGCTGCTTACTTATTATACTTTAGGGGCTGTTGTCACAGACCCTTTCTTTTTAGTTATTTTTCTTGGTTTTTGAAAATTTTTAATTTTCTCTTTAATGCCGAATAAATTGGCATCAAATAAATGTTTTGCTTGTTTTCTACTCATCTATAATTGTTATTTTAACGTTATTCCATTTACCTCCCTTTACGTCTTTGTTCACAAGGAAGTCTATTCTTTTTTTCCATCTTTTGTTCATGCGGTCTTCAACGGTCCATTCACCATCTAACTGTCCTGCTCCTTCAACGCAAACTCTAGTACCAAATACGAAGCCGTATTGTTCTAGATCTCTGGACACCGCAATCCAGCGATGACCTTGAGGATTAGCTTCGTTAATTGTTTTTAATGAAGCCGTAGTTAAGTAGTCTGCGTTAGTCTGAGCAGGATCAGCATGGTATATAGTCGCTACCACGGTTATGTATAGCATAAATGATTTCATCTGGTCTAAATTTAAATTCTTCGTTATTATTAGCTACTGTATGTTTATCTTGTTCATAATAATTCCAATAAGCTGTTACGCTACAGTCTGGAACTTTGTGATGGTCTGGCATACATTGAGGAGGTTCTGTAAAAGTACTGTCCGGTATTGTGGGTGGTAATTGTTTTAAAACTTCTTTGCATTTAATAATTGTTAAGTGGGTTTTTTTATATCTTTTTGTATATTCTTCGCCTAAAGCAATCATGTGATCATAAAGCCACATATATTGACTAGCATTTTGCCTACACCATATGGTAGACGGATGATTGTAATGTGCTTTTTTATAAGGTACATTGTCTCCGTTACCATAATGATGATGAGCTGTGCAAAGCATTTGAGCTGATTCCAATATCATTTTTACTTTATGTTTGTCATAGAAGTAGCTCGCTGCTTTGGCTGGATCTTTATCTAAATAAAATATATTCATTAGTATCTTCGTTTACTTGTTCTATTGTAATGAGCATCTAATAATAAGTGTACTACTTCTTCGCTTATCATGTTGTCGTTATATAATTGGTATATTAACTTACTCATAATTACGTATTGCTTTGTAAAATGGATGTCTGTAACTACCAGCTGGTGTACGTTCGAAATATGTAAACGTAGCTCGCTTACCTATGTAGTCGCTAACGTTATCTAGTATATCAGCTAGCATTTTGTAGTTGTAACCTTTACCTGGAGGACAACCAAATTCTACGCCATCGTCATCAATCATTAAGAATTTACCTAATGTGCCTGTGCGTTTACCTTTACCAGGAACATAGCCTACTATAGTGGCTTCTGTGTCGTGAAAGTCTTTAAACTTTTGCAAGTTGTAAGAACGCTTGCATTCATATGGCTTATCTAGTCTTAGTATAGATCCTTCGTAACCCGCGTTTAAGTTTATTTGATGCAACACTTTAGCGTGATCATTGTCTTTAACTTGAGTTGTGTGTGTATGTTTAACACAATAAGAATACATATCAGAACAAGCTAGTTGATCCATTCTGTAACTATAAGGCATGTTTAACACATTTTCTATGTAGTCATAACAATGAAATTGTACTAATTTAGATGCCTCAGTTCTGTCAGATGGCGTTGGTTTAGTTTTTCTGACTAATGATATGATCTTGTTGAAATCGTCTCTTAGATCATGATTATATAACTCACCGTCAAGTATAATATCAGGGTTCTGTGTGAAAAAGAAATGTAATGAATTAGTAATGTGAGCTATGTTAAGCCACGGTTTACCAGTACGTGAAAAAGCTTGTACTTCATTATTGTCGCCGAGTTTAATCACACATCTAACACCATCTAGTTTAGGTTGCATATATACTTTCTCGGACCAGTCGACAGGTTTTTTGTCTACTTTGTATGCGAGCATTGGTTTTATCATATTATTTAAATTTATTTAGTTTATTTTCTACTTTTATTATATCTATTTTTATTTGTTCACACTTTTTATAATCTTCTTTCTGTAAATTATAATCAAGTGCAGTCATTAATTGAGCTAGCTCAGCAAGAAGGGTTTGCTCTTCATCATCGTTGAGTGTAAATACCCACTCTTCGGGAATTGATTCAGAACTATGCCCTTCAGCTAAAGCCTCTACAACTAACTCAGCAACTCGTCTTGCTAATTTTTCAATATCGTTATCAGACATATTATCCATTGTTGTTCGTATTAAGTTTGTAAATTATCCTTGATTGTTAGGGTTTTTACTCCAATCAGTGTATTCGAATTCACTAGTAGAGTATTTATCTATTAATTTATCTACAGGTAAAACAAACATATTTCTAGACTCATAATTATTATAGCAACTAACCCAAACATCAGGTTTACCTGTCCATAATATATAAGTATAATGATGATCTATGTTTTCTACGCTAGGGTAAAGGTATTGACTATTGTAATGAAAGTCATGAACTAAATGAGATGAAATTCTTGAAGCATCACCAAAATTAGTAAAACCTTTAATGTCTTGCATATGTTTGACCCATTTCGCTAGTTGTACACCTTGATACTCAGGGTAACCGTCGTGATGTAAATACATATTTACATAGCTTTTGTCACTGATCTCGTGTGGATGTATAGCAAAACCGTCTACATACTTACTAGATATAGATCTGTCGACAACCATTGTTAAACTTCTTGTACTCATTGTTTTATTTTTTCGTATTCATAACCTTCTTCTATCAACTCGTTTTCAACTTGCTTTTTCATCTCGCTTGTGTAAGATTCATAGAGTTGCATAACAGCATCTTGAACGTAATCACTATCAATATCATCTACATATATTAGCTCGTTATAATCACTAGCAGCCTCAACTAACCTGTCAGCTAAGTCATGATCATAGTAGTGTACGTCTTCATTTATACAGACGCTTCTACCATCACCGCTAGTTGTAACCCAAACTTCATAGCCATCAGCTGTAGTTTCAGCGTATATACTATAGTCAGGAGTTTTATTCCAAGTGTCTGTTATATCAAACTCATAATGGTTTTTAACAACTCTAAGAGCTTCGTCATGGTCAATATCATAGTCAATACCTATAGCTTCTAGTCTTTCGTCGATTAAGTCTTCTGTTAATATTTTTTTCATATTTCTTTATTTATTATTTTATCTATTTTATTTATAAGATAATCCTTATCTGTCATGTTACCGTAGTATTCTTGTAAATGCCAAGCTATATCATTTAACTTGTTTTCCAAAGCTACAATATATATTTTATCATCTTGTTTAATAGGCATTTGTCTTGGATCTATCTCACCTGACTCAACCATTTCGTAATATTTTGTTACTGAATCGCTCATTACTTTACGATTTTATTACCATACATGAAACTTAAGTTATCTAGTTTCCAAGAGTCTAGATCACCATATGTCAATAGATCTCTAACTTCATCGATGGTTAATTCTGACCACATTAATTTTGACATTAACGTGTACTTTAATCTTTTAGCTGAGCTGTATTTTCTAGCACTAGCTTGTAAACTTGTTTTAACGTCGGGCAACAAGTTGTCGTAGACGGTTTTTAGTTTTGTCATTTGTAAAATTTAATTATTAATTATTATTATTATCCACACTCATACGTATTATGTATGTAAATATTAGGTGCGCAGGAAGGACTCGAACCTTCGACCTCGAGTTTATGAGACTCGCGAGATAACCAACTTCTCCACCGCGCAATTTGTAACTAGTAAGGATTCGAACCTTATAACCGTCGTTAGCCCATATACACTACAAGCTCGTAAAAACGTTTACTTGTACAATGTTTTGCCTGACCTAGTTGCCGCTAGCTATTCACTTATGTATGAGAATCCATCATATAACCTATTTTTCATGATCAACTTCAAACTCATCTAATTAAGCTACTCGTCTAGCTACTTGCGTCGCCAAGCTCTGTGCACAGATGCGCTAACTTCTTGGCTAACAATTTGTATTGTATTACCAGTTTTATGCTCGATAATAGGTACGTAGCTGTAATCTTCTACTGTACTACATGGTACACATGTTTTATAGCCATAATTTATTCTGATAGGATGCACTACTGTGCCGCATTTACAATACATATTTATTTATTTTATTTGTTACATTTATATTATCCAAACTTGTTCGTATTAAGTTTGTAATTATTTTTTATTTGTACTAATATACATGTACTCAATAGCTTTACTCATTACATAACTATGTAGGTCGTTGTATTCATCGCCTTCAACAGGTTGATCTGCTATTTGCCAATCAATACTATCATACATTATTTCTTTAGTGACGTCAGCAATACCTTGTGCTATCTCGTCTATTTCTTTCATTCTACTCATATTATATCTTATTAAATATTGTTACTTCAACCCAACCTTTTTCACTGTGACCTGCCTCACATTTAATTCCAGCTTTAGTTAACTGATCTTCTAGCTTTATCGCCGCATCCCATAAATCTGGTTCAGGCATCTCGTCATGGTCATCATCATACATAACCTCACCTCTACATTGATAGAATATATCATCGTAGTCATTTTCTACGTACTCAAAATCCCAACCATTTACTCTTACGTCTTGCTTTTCTTTTAATATCTCTCTCATATTAATACATTGTTAAGTTTCTCATGTTATAGTTTCTCTTGCAGAAGTCTATTATATATACAAGTCTAGCAAGCGGATCATTGATTAATTCTCTAGCATAACATATAGCCTTTGTAGTTTCTAGCTTACCGTCACGCATTATTGTCCATCGCTCTTCGCGTTTATATACTTTATTTAGTTGATATATTCTGTCACTTGAGTTACATCTTCTTACGTAACCTGTTTTGTAAGACGCTATTTGATCACCGTTTGGCAAAACAAATTGTCTTGTACCATTTTTCTTTTGTCTGTCAGTAGTCATTTCTATGATGTTATACTCAACAAACATACGTTTAGCGAACAAGTCTACTAGTTCTGCACGTCTTTGTTTCCAATTCATATGCTCTTGATATAGATCTCTCATAATGTTTTTCTTATTAATATTAGTTGTTTAGTGTCGAATTTTTTATGTGTTTCTTGCCACATTTTGTTGTGTGTAAACTTTCTTGATTTAGAGAAACTAGATTTTTGACCTGTTTTAACTCTATTCCACTCGCTATCAGTTAAACCTGAGTGCATAGTGTGATGTGAATGTTTACGTCTGTGCTCGTTACCTCGTAACTTTCTCTGATTTGCAGAGTATGCACACAGCTCTTTCATGGTTGTTGGATTAGATGTTACGCCCATGGATTATCTGATTTTTGTACATAGGTTAAACCTTTGTAGTTGAACCAATCGGTGATTCCGTCTTGATCTTTGTCTTCATTGTAAATAAAAGCAAACTTTTTAGGTAGACTGCTAACTGAGTAGCCTTTGTAAGTTTTGTTGTTAATTTTAATTGTTGACGAATTGATAAATTTTATTGATTTCATATTGTATATTTGATTATATTATCCATTACTGTTCGTATTTGGTTTGTAAAATAACATAGAATTTAGCTCACTGTTATTATACTTTGCCCAATATTGTCTTTCTACGGCTTCTATTTGAGCTCGTGAGATCTTAAAGAGTGGTTTATGTGAGTGTTTTCTTTTCATCTGTAGTCAACATTAGGTTTAATATTCGCTGCAGTTGCTTGTCTGAACTCCCACTCACGTTGTCTGTAAGCGTGATCAGTACACCATTTTCGCCAAGCTTTACTTACAGTATTGTTAACACCGTATTTAGCTTCGAACTCTTCGACTTGTCTAAGTTTAGCGTCGATCTGTTCTTGAGGGTAATCTTTATATTTAGTAGAAGTCATAGTATATATCTAAAACGGTTGATCTTTGTTCTGAAGTGAGTTTACTGTAGCACTTACCGTATTTTCTGTAGCTTATTTTAAGCAGGTATGTATTCATATGTGACATAGTTATTATTTTTTATTAGTTAATTTATAGAACTCTATTCTGTCAAGAACATCTTGTCTAGTTATTTTATTTTCCATTTGTAATAGTATATCGTTTGACATATCTATTTTTTTACCGTTAGAGCAAGTTAGTATATATTGCATATTATTATTTATTAGTTATTATTATTATCCATTAGTGATCGTATTTAGTTTGTAAATACTATCCATATATTCCAAAACTATTTGGCGCTCCATTTTGTATCATATCTACTACTAAAGCGATTGATCCACATATTACTAATGTTAATTGAGCGTAAGCGATAATACCAATTACTATATTTAATACTTTGTGATGATGAAATTTTCTCATAATTTATTTATTTATTTATTTATTTGTTATTAGTTGACATGGTGAGAATCGAACTCACATTAACCATTATGTCATTACTTGTTCACATTTTTATACTTATAGAAACAAGTGGAACTCAAAGTTGATTGATAGTTTACTGTACTTCGACTATCTCTCTCGCGATCACTGGAACACTAGTTGAAGAAGTGTAAGATTTGTACTTAAGAAAACAGTTCATGTTACTTAGTTTATCTTTCATTACTTCATACACTTTATCGTGATTGTAAGTGACTGACTTTCCATTTTTGAAGTTGACAGTGATTGTTTGATTTTTTCCGATTAGTGATTGTCTGATGACAAATCTTTTTGAAATTAAGTTACTCATAGTTGTAAGAATTATTTAGTTATTATTATTATTTGTTTGTTACATAGATATTATCCATATCCATTCGTATTATGTATGTATTATTATTATTATAGATTTATTATTATTTCTTCATATAAATAATCTTGAATCATTTCATTATATTTTTCTCGACAGTCGGTCAATGGATTGAATGGAAATTCTGATTTGATTTGATTGATTAATTCTTTCATATTTATTATTTGATGGTTACGATTATATTATCCATATTCATTCGTATTATGTATGTAAAAGGTATATGAATTGTTTAGTTGTAGAATATGTCATGATGTCATACCACACTATGTCACAATGTCACATTCATAATAGTTTAAGTACTATGACAAGATGTCATGATCTACTAGTGTCAATGTGTCATGAAAACGAGTAAAAGGTGAAATATCTGTAGTAAAATGCGAGCATAACTTCGTGGTGAGGTGAGTGGAGGGGGTATATAGGTGGGGGCATGGAATTACAGGGCGGGGCTGGTCAAAAACATTTGACTTTGGTTTTAGTGTTGAAGGGTGGGGGGGAGGGGGGAACGCTATACCCCTATATATCTGATACTTTTCAAAAAACCATGACAATAGCCTATAAGAGTATATAAGTAGGAGGCTAATGTCACACTTTAAAATAATTTAAAACTATGTGATTATAGTGATATGGCAAGAAAACGAAGAGGAAACTCACAAGGATTATCACCCACTGCTTTAAAAGCAAAGAGAGAAAGAGATAAGGAAATGGCTATGACGCCAAGACGTACAGCTATGAGATCCCAAAACCAATCGATAGGCCAAACCTCAACTAGAGATATACATCATGTAGATGGAGTCGCTGGTAAAACAATATACCAGTCAATATCTCAGAACAGAGACTCAAGTAACGAAAGAAACGCTTAGAGACAGCGTACCCGGCAATTTTGCCACAACCTAAATACCTTAATAATGACGTATTTTTATTACAAGACTAATACGTGGAATAGTCAACCACAAGTATCCGAAGACCAGATAAAACTTTGGAAACACCTCGCAGCTAAAAAGAACTGGAGGATTGTACAACTACCAAATGGTTTCTACCAAACAGAATATCAAAGCATCGACAGTGATGAGTGGATAGATGTTACACGTAGAGAAACTCTAGAAGGTGCCGAACAAGCTATTGATGGAAGCATCGATCACTACGGTAAGAAGATAGAGTTTTTAAAAGGACCGAAAGTAGTTAAAACATTTAAATAATACTTAATACAATTTAATCTAATGGAATTTAATAACCCTAGCGAGCTTGTCAAGGATTTATCCTTCGGTGAGGAAGCTAAAAGTAAAGTAATTAATGGTGTAGATAAACTAGCTAAAGCAGTAAAGTCTACATTAGGAGCTTCAGGTAAGTGTGTCATTTATGAAGATGCTCGTGGAAGACCGGTGATAACAAAAGACGGTGTAACCGTTGCGGAAAGCGTAGTCTTAATGGATCCGGTCGAAAACATAGGAGCAACACTTATCAAAGAAGCTGCTAAAAACACAGTGAAAGAAGCAGGTGACGGTACTACAACAGCTACCGTCCTTGCTGAATCACTACTAAAAGAAGCATCGTCAGCAGAAGGCTCAGTAAGAGACATAAAGCTAGGCATTGCATCTTGTGCTAAAAAAGTAAACAAGTACTTAGACGATATAACTATAGAGGTCAAAGGCGAAATGCTAAGAGACGTTGCAGCTATATCATGTAACAACGATAACGAACTAGGTGCCATCATATCTGATGCTTATGAAAAAGTAGGTAAATCAGGTGTGGTTTTGATGGAAGAGTCAGAAACAGAACAAACGTACGTTGAGATCGTAGATGGAGTACAGTTGGAATCTGGCTTAAAATCGCCACACCTTATTACAGATAGAGATAAACAACGTACAGTTCTTGAAAAACCGCTAGTATTAATAGTTGCATCGACAATACCTAACATACGTAAGATACAACCAATACTAGAACATGTTATAAAGACTAAGAGATCGTTACTTATAGTAGCTGAAGTTGAGACTCAAGTGTCATCTACGCTACTAATGAACAAAGTTAAGGGTAATATAAAGGTAAATTATATAGATCCACCAGGATTTGGTCCTACAAAGCAAAGTACGCTTGAAGATTTAGCATTTTTAACAGGTGCTACTATAATGGATGAGAATCTAGGTGATGATTTAGACCTTATAAAGCCTGATTGCTTAGGTGAAGTACAAAAAGCGGTCACAGATGATAAAACTACAGTGCTAACCACTATGGATTTAGGCTTAGATTTAGAAGAAAGGATCAAAGATGTGCAAAAAAGCATAAAAAAAGAAAAAAACCAGTACATAAAACGAAGACTAGAGCAAAGATTAGCCATGTTAAGTGGTTCAGTTGGCTTAGTGAGAGTTGGTGCTGACTCAAAGGTTGAGTTGAAAGAGAAAAAAGACAGAATAGAAGATGCTATTTACGCCGTTAAGGCCGCCTTGAAAGAAGGAATAGTCCCGGGTGGTGGTGTAGCGTTGTTTGATGCGGCAAAATTTGTTGAACCTAGCGGTTTAGGAGAAGAAATACTTCTAAAATCCATAGTTTCACCGTTTAACACGATATTAGACAATGCAGGCATCATAAATTCTGTTAAAAAAGACGAAGTATACGGTTATGGTATAGATGTAACCACTGGTGAGTATATCAATATGATAGAAAAAGGTATAATTGATCCAGTTTTAGTTACTAAGTCAGCTCTTAAAAATGCAATATCAGTAGTTTCTACTATAATATCTGCAGATTGTGTAATCTCTAATGTAAGAATAGAAAATGCAAGCAGTTAATTATTATATAGTAGTAGAAAACATAAAAGTCGAGCAAAAAAAAGTAGCTGGACTTATATTGACAGATAAAACAGATACAGACAATAGATATTTAAAGGCTAGGATAATTTCTACTGGTAACTTGGTTAAAGGTGTGCAGGAAGGAGATATAGTCTACTATGATAGACACGCTGGACACAGTATACAAGTAAAAGAAGGTTTATATAAAGTCATACAAGTAGGTGACGTTGTTTTAGTTGAATGAGACTAGCGGCATCAGACTTAAGAGAATTAAATTTATTAAAGTATTACAGGCTCGTTAGAAAATGGGCCTGTAAAACTTATAACCTAAAAGATGCAGATTTAGAACTTTTAATCTATTTAGATTGCAAATCGCGATTTACACGTAATGATTTTATAGAGGGTGTATATACTTATTCTTGGGATAAAAACAGATGGGAGAGGCTTAGAAGAGAGGGTTGGATTGATGTTTGGAGAGAAAGAAATAGAACGTCTCAAAAATATGCAGTATATAAAACATCGTTTAAATGCAGTCAATTAATAACTAGAATATACAGAATACTTCTTGCTGAAGAGGACTTACCTACGTCAGAGAGAAGTAAGTTTTATAAAAACAAGTCATATACAGATAAGGTTTACAATAAATCTATAGATGATATGATAAAGGATAAAAATAGATAATATGAAAGGAATTGGACCAAACAACTTAGGTATGTCAAAATCTTCAGCTAGTAGCTGTTGTGGAATACCAGGCTGTGATCATAACGATAGCCCAGCACGGTTTAACGACAAATTAAAAAGCGCTGTATTAACTGGTAAAATAAAAGGAAATTTTGCAAAAGCTATATCTGCAGCACCATTAAAGAAAAAAGGCTGTAAAGGATACTAAGATGGCATTTAAACAACCTAACACTATAAATAGCTTACTAGGATTAGATCCTGTGACTACAACATACTCTAACCCTGTATTTCTAAAAGATCTAGAGGGAGAGGTAAAAGCTGAAGCTAATACTGATGGAACTACATTTGTAGATAAATCATTATCAGCTAAAGATAGGATAGAGTGTAAAAAGCATGAAGACGTGCATCACGACCAAATGAAGTCTAATAGGTTGTCTTATGATAATAAAAATGTTTATTGGAAAAAAGACACTAAGTCACCAATGAAAATATATCCTAGAGAAAAAATGGCTGAAGGAGCTCACAACTTAGAGTGGGAGGAAGAAGCACATGAAGTACATAAACCTGTAAAAAAATAATTATGAGTAAACAAGATTACACACCTTACAATATATATCAAAAAAGAAAGATGGCTGAAAAAAAAGAAGATGCTACTCCGTTAAAGAGTATATACGCTAAGAATCATAACATGTTTATGAATGCTGTACCGTTTGCTAGAGATGGTATGGATAGAGGTATTGTTACTGGTAGAGGTGAAGGAAAAAGAGTCAGACCTATTATAAATAAAAATAAAGATGATAAACAGAACGAGTCAAAGCAGACAAACCTAACTGTTGATCTTGATGGGGATAATAATCAAGATAAGGATTAAACTAACTAAGAACAACAAACATATAAATTATGATTAGAAAATCAACAGGTACGCCTTTTAAATTAAAAGGTGCTCCATTCAAGGAAGACGGAAAACCAGATGGTTCTACCACAAAAAGTGAAAATCTAGGTGAGTACGCGACTGACGAGAACCATTTAGTTAATGTAACTAGAAATACAACAACTACACCTAACTATGATGGTGGACCTGCTCCTGAGGCTAAACGAGGTGGTAGAAGGTATAAAGGAAAAGACTTTATTGGCGACGTGCTAATGAAGAGTGATAGATTTAAAGGACTAAGTGGACAAGCTATGGCTGATGCTGGTCATATAAGTAAAAGTAAAATAGGAGATTGGGACGAAAGAACTGGGTATAAGCCTTCTGAAGGCAAAAAAGAAGTTAAGTACGAAACAAAAGAGATCCCAAATCCTGGAAAGCCAGGTGGTACAATGGATTCTTTTACATCTGCTGAAGGTAGAGATTTATCTAGACTAGCCCGTAACACAGCTAATGCGGCTGTGAGAGATTCTAGAAAATTAAAGAAAGCTGAAGATGGTACTTTTTTAGGTAGACTTTTTAATAAGAAAAGCTAGAGAAAAAGCTAAAGAAGCAAAAGAAAGACATCAACAAAGAACAATAGCAATTCGTAAAGCAGAAGCTGAGGCTGGGAGGTTGCAAGCTGCTAACGCTGGAATACAGCAATCAACTGGTACAAACACTTGGACAACTACTGATAAAATGCAAAACGGTGAAGGAACTCCTGGCACTAGTTTTACTATAGCTCCGGATAACACTAGAAGATTTAGTGATCTTGTAAACGGAAATAACTCAAATAACTCAAATAACTGGTAATTCTTTTGCTGAATTAGGTAGTAGACTTGAAGATATGAAAAAATTTAAGCTTGAAACACCAACTGTTAGTTTGTCTAAAAAAGCATCTTAGCAAGATCCGTTGCAAGATACGGTAGAAATAAAACAGCAACACCTTTTAAACTAAAAAATATAAGAAATAATGGCATTTAAACTAAAGAAAACATCAGACAACTTGTTCCACAAAGTATCTGAATCAAAACTAGACGGTGGAAAAGTAACACAACAACCACAAGTTAACATGGAAGCACCGTCTTCAGTTGCTAAACTAACAGGTCCTGTAGGAACTGGTATTTTAGGAGCTGCAGCTGGTTATCTTGCTAAAAAAGTATTTGGTGGTAGTAAAAAGCCAATGGGTGAAAATGGTCCAGCTAAACCACCTCAGAAAAAAGATCTATCCATGACACCTTATTCTTCAAAAGACGGTAAAGGTACTATTCATGGTCCTAAAGTTAGTTATGATATGGCTTACAATAAAGCTAAAAAAACTAAGCAATATGCTAATATGTCTAAAGACGAGTATATTACTGAAGCTAAAAGACAAACAGCTAATTTTAAGAAAACAGGTAAATGGGACGCAGGTGGAGCATCTAAGCCTAGAAAAAAAGTAGAAGCTGTTTCTGCTATTAAACCAGCAAGTATACAAGCTAATACTGCTAAACCTACAGCTACTATAGAAATTAAAAAGCCAACTGTTGAAAAGAAAGAGACATCAAAAAAAGCTAGTAAATTAAGAGAAAAAGGAAACAAAGTATTATCAGACAATAGTCTTTCAACTGAAGAAAAGCAAAGAAAAGCTTTAAGTATAAGAAAAAAGTATGATAAACAAAACTCTAAGGTTGAAAAGAAAGCTAAAGTTAAAACTGCTAAGGTTGGAAAAATAGAGGCTAGAGCTAATGTTGCAGAAGCTAAAGGTAATAATAAAAGAGCAGAAAGACTTAGAGCAAAAGCTGAAAGAAAAGAAACTGGAGTGTCTAGAAAAGATCAAGGACGAAACATTTTTGGTGGAAAAACTAGAAAGCAAAAGAAGAAAGAGGCTCAAGCCAAAAAAGCTGGTTCCGCTCCAGATTTTAGCGGAATGTCATAATGAGTAAGCCTAAAAAAAAGTTTTCGGAAAGTACTGTAGGTAAGCTTTTATTTGGTGCTGCGTCTATGATAAACCCCACCCTTGGTAATTTACTAAAGGGTGTAACATCACCTGCTGAAGCTATTGCTGAAATAGGTAAGTCAGATGTTAGTAACGAAGATAAAATAAAACTACAACAATTAATTTACGATCAACAGAATAAAGAGATAGAGTCTATAACGTCAAGATGGCAAGCGGACTCTATTTCAGATTCTTGGTTGTCTAAAAACGTACGCCCGCTAGTGTTAGTGTGGTGTATTGTTATATTCTCTCTAGCAGGTATATTAGACAGCGTTGATTCAATACCTTTTAACATTGGTAGCACTTGGAACGATACTTTTGAAAAAGTAATGATGGCAGTTGTCCTAGCTTACTTTGGTGGTCGTACGACTGAGAAAGCTGCGAATATATTTAAAAAATAAAAGCAGATGGCTAGAATAAGTACCTATCAACAGGATACAAATATTTCGACGGGTGACAAACTGTTAGGTACTGATTCAGGTGGAGGTACTAAGAATTTTGTGTTAAGTAATCTAACATCTTTTTTATCAGAGTCTAACACCTCAGGTACTAGTAGTAGTTTTACTTTTAAATATAAGCAATTAAATAGAGGACAAGGTGACATGAACTTTGTATTCTCTAGCGGTAGTACTTTTGCCAACTTAACATCTATTAATGTTAGTAAGTATAACTATAACTCTCAAAACGCGATAAACAACGCGTTATCTTTATTAGGTGGTAAAAACATTATTATTTACGATGTAAACAACAAAAACAACTTTGGAGTATACAAAGTAGAGAGTTTACAAGCAGATAATAATCCCAACTTTTACAACATATCATTGAAACACGTTACTAGTAATAGTTCTGCAGTAGACCAAAACGTCTACGGTATAGATATTTTTGCTGAAAGCGGTGGAGATTTAACATTTGCACATCATCAAAATTCAGCATCCGCATCTTGGGTGATAAATCATAACCTGGGTAAGTTTCCTAGTGTTAGTATAAAATTTTCAAGTTCTGATAGTGTTTATACTAATGTAGGTGCTTTCGCTGGGGTAGTATATACTGATGAAAACAACTTAACAATAAACTTAGCAGCTGCTGAAAGTGGCTACGCATACTTAAACTAAAACTATGGCAATACCTATTTTAAATCACTTAGACTTAAGAAGTGTATCGGAGCTGCAAAACGCAATACTCCACAAAACAACAGAAAGCTCTGCATCTAACGTAGAGGGTAAAATAATATACGATACAGGAACAGATTCGGCTAAAGTTTACAACGGGTCTGCTTGGATTGATCTAGGTGGTGATATTTCTAGAATTAACATTACTGCTGGGAACGGTTTAACTGGTACCGTAGATACAACAATTGGAGAACACACACAGACATTAACAGTTGTTGGTGGTGATGGTATAACTGCTAACGCAGATGAAATTGAAGTAACAGTTGATGATTCAACTATTGAACTAAGCGCTACAAATGGCGCTGGAGCTGTTAGAATAAAAGACAATGGTGTTACTTTAGCTAAATTAGCGCATCAAACAGCTAACACTGTATTTAAGGTAAGCGGAGCCGGTGCGCCTACAGCTGGTACAATAGATACAGCTAACATTACAGCTGATGCGGTAACTGGAGCTAAAATAGCTGATGATGCTATTGACTCAGAGCATATAACTGACGGATCTGTAGATAACGTTCACTTAGCGAATGATGGCATAACAATAGGTGGAACAGATGTATCTTTAGGAGGAACTATAACTGCTTTAACTGCTCTTACTGATTTAGATTTAACATCAGGTAATAAAACAATATTTGATACAGTTGGTGCTCACACTCTTACGATGGGTGCTTCTGGAACTACAATTACAATACCTGGTAATTTAGTTGTAACAGGTACTACAATAACAAAAAATGAAACTGTAAAAATTGTAGAAAACAATACTATAGAGTTTGAAGGTACTACAGATGATGGTCATGAAATAAAGCTTACAGGTGGTGATCCAACCGCCGCTAGAACGGTGGCTTTACCAGATAACTCAGGTACTATTGCTTTAACAACAGATATAACAGCTAGACAATTTACTACAACTATAGGTAATGCTTCAGTAACAACAATAAATTTATTAAACTCAGGTGCATCTGCGCCTCATAAAAACCACGGGTTAGGCGCTGATAGTACTCAGTTTATGATTCAGTTAATTGAAGTTTCAACAGGACTTACAGTTATGGCTGATGTAGCTAGAGGAGCTAGTGGAGCCGTGGCAATTACGTTTGCATCAGCACCAGCTGCTAATGCGATAAGAGTTCTTATCACTAAGATAGGATAATATAATAAAATTCTAACATGGCGCAAAAGTTTTTAAATGGAATAGTATCCACAGGTAACATTTTACCAAGTTCTGACTCTACTTATGATTTAGGGCATGGAAACTACAGGTGGGCTAACTTAAATGTAGATGCTATTTCTACAACATCTACGTTTGTAGCGGGCGGAACTATAGCTTTAAATTCAAGTATATCAACATTAAATAAAGCGCAAACATCTTACATAAGTTTTGCTACCAGAAACACATCTGGAAGTGAAACTTTAATGGATTTAAGCAACATTGGAACAGCAACTTTTGAAGGTAATATAACAGGTGTAACAGAAACTTTAACAGGTGCAACTTCATTAATGTTAACTCTAAATCCAACCGCAAATAACTACGGTGGTATTTGGTTTAAATATGGTGGAACATCAAAAGGAATGTCTGTATACAACTCTGGTAGTATGGTATATGGAGGGGAATCTGGAGTTGGTACTATATTACAAACTAATGGGTCACACGCTTTAAATATTGATACATCTCAAAATGCAACTTTTGCAGGTGGTGTAACAGTTGATGGAACAGCAGTCTTCAAACATGGCGGTACTACTTTCAAAACAACTTTTGCGCACGGTAACGAAATAAACACAGAAACAGCAGCTGGCGCAGACGCCACTATGTATTTAAATTATAGAAGTGGAACTGTTAATATAGCTAATAGCGCTTTAAAAGTAAATAACGCTGGTGACTCAACTATCAAAGGACATTTAATACCTCACGCAGATGCTACCTATGATTTAGGTACTACGGATTCTAAAGATTTTAGAACTTTATATGTCAGAAATATTGATGTATATAATCAAAGGCTTTTTATTGAGACTAGTGGAACTTTACCAAGGTTTTTTGATCACCCTACAGTGGGAGATGGGATTCAGTTTAATCATTTAGGGACAGAAATATTACGACTTGGAAATGGTAGTAGTACGACAGCAACTTTTGCAGGAACAATAACTACCGGTGATAATAGTAATGATAATTACATATCAGCAACATTTAGTGATTCAACATACACTAGGATGCACGGGTATGGTTTGTATATGTCAAGAGACAATTCATATATAAGACCAACTACTGATACAGGTAAAACCTTATACATAGGTTCATCAGATAAAAGATGGGACAATGTAAATGTTCACGCTACAAACGCAACTTTTGCAGGTAATGTAACTATAGCCCATGCAACAAATCCATATATTTATATAAACGACACAAACGCAGGTGCAGGTATATTTCAACAAGAGGGTAATGATACTAGGATAGGTTCGGATACAAATACTACGGTTAAGATAGTACAAAACAACCAAGATGCAATTACTATAAATACATCTAAAAACGCAACTTTTGCAGGTAACTTAGGAACCGGTGGTTTAACCGCAACTGATGTAACCGGTTTAAGCATTAAATCACAATCAATAAGCTCTCAACAATCAGCAATAGACATTATACAAAATGGGAGTGGTACTAATCCTATCATACGTATGGGTGAAAAATCTACTAATGGTGCTAGATTACATATGTTTGATTCAAATGTTGAAAAAATTGCTTTTTATACTGACGGTACAGATAATCATATTACCGCGGGAAAACTTGGTTTAGGAACTTCGTCTCCTCAAGACAAATTACACGTGTATGGTACTGTTAGAGGTGATTTAAAATTAGAAGGAAATTATACAGGTGGAACAACAGATGTAGGTAAATTTTCATACGCATACGCGCCTAGAGGCGGGGATAGTAATAACAAAAACATTGCCTACATAAGTGGGTATAATACAACTACTGATTCAACGTCTGGAGGTTACATACAAATAGCAACTAGACCAACAAACGGGACAATGCAGGCTCGTATACGTATTGATCAAGATGGTGAAGTTGGTATCAACACAACAAACCCGACTGAAAGACTTGAAGTTGTTGGTAACATACTAGCTAAAGATTCTGGAGTTTTAGCGGGTGTTGGTGGTGCTAAAGATGGTTTTATATTCCACGATTTATATACTGGCTCTGGTGACTACTACGGTTACAAAGCTTATACAAATAACAGTAACACAAGATTAAGTGTAGTTACTAATGGTGACGAAAGATTAACAGTCTTGGCTGATGGTAAAGTTGGTGTAGGTATTGAAACATTGCATCAAAAATTCTCAGTAAACGGTAATATTAACATAACTGGTGGTGATGGTAGTTTTTTAACGTTTAACAATGGTGACGCTAATATATCAATACATAATAACAATGCTGATAGCGTTGTTGGTAGAGACTTATCATTTAAAACGTATAAAGCAGGTGTTGGTAATACCGAGAAAATGCGTATCAATAGAGACGGGAATGTCGGTATTGGATTATCAAACCCTTCATCTAAATTACACGTTAGGACAAGCACTAACTTTAATTATGAATTTGAAGAAGTATCTAGTAAATTAAGATTTTCTGCTTTAAATGATGCTAGAGACGCTAATGTTCCACTTGAATTCGCCGCGTCGTCTTTTGGTTTTCTTACAGGAAATACAACTTTTGCAGGTAGTGTAAAAGTAAAAAACGCTTTAATAGATAACGCTTCTGTAACTTCTGCTACCACAACTACAACTGTTGCTAGTGTAAGTGGAACTACCTACGCAGCTGTTTTCTTTGATTATGTTATTTATAAAAGCAGTAATATTAGAGCGGGTACCGTAGTGGCTTGTAGCGATGGAACGACTGTATCTTTTACTGAGACATCTACAACAGACTTAGGAGACACATCAGATGTAACATTAGCTGTAGATTTATCATCTTCTAATTTTAGATTAAGAGCAACGACAGCTTCAAGTACATGGAATATTAAAGCATTAACAAGAGCAATATAATGGGAATATATAGAGGGCCAAACAACGTTACAAAAGATTTAGAATTTGGGTTTGATACTGGTCACGGTGTTTCAAACAACACTACTGCAACTAGATTCAATAAGGGTGAACCAACAACAAATTTGCAATCATCAAACCAAACAAGTGGGCAGGTATCAGGTATGTCAGGTATTACGATAACATATGTTGGTGAAGAAGATGGTTATTCAAAATATTCAATGAATGGTACTTTTACTGGTGGTACATATCCTTATATTATGTATTTAGCCAGTACATCTTTTACTAGCGGTACATCATATTCTACACAGTGCAAGCTAAAAACAAATGTTCCTGATAAGTTTAATTATATAGGAGGAGGGATTAATTATGTAAACGTAGCTATGAATAATGCTGGTGCAAATAGCAGTGTACTTCAAGATGATGGTTACTATTTAATTAAAAGAGAAGGTTTTGACTACCAATCAAATACTACTCAACCAGGTTATATTCATAGTAACCCTATTAATAATACAACATTTAGTTCATCAACAGATTTTGTTTATATAAAAGATTTTCAAATAGAGCAAAATAATCACTGTACACCATACACGCCAACTTCTAGATCAAACACTGCTAGTTTAATAGATTTAAAAAGATCAACAGATATAGACGTAGGTGGTATATCGTTTAGTGCTACTGCTCAAGCAGAGTTTGATGGAACTGATGATAAAATTACTTTAAGCCATGCTAATTCACCTGTAACTAACGTATCGTATGAAATGGTTGTTAAATTTGACACACTACCCGCAACTAATTCATATAAATCAATTTGGCAAAAACAAACAAACTGGAACAATGCTGGTGGTGTAATGATGCAATTTATATATAACGCTTTTAGATGGTCATATGGTAACAGCTGGGGTGGTGCGGTGAGTTATCCTCAATCAAACTTTACCACTGGAAAATATTACCATATAGTTGGTACTGTAGATAATATAAATGGAGCTAACGCTAAACTTTACGTGAACGGTGTACAAGTTGGCTCGACAGGTACAGGTTCAAAACTTAACACAACAGCTGTTTTAAACATAGGGGAAGGGAACGGTGGTAGACTTGATGGATCACTAGGTGTATTTAAAATGTACAGTAATACCCTTACTGCAGAAGATGTAAAACAAAATTTTAATACGTACAAAAATAGATTTAATATATAAATTATGAGTAGATTTGAAAACAGAAGGTGGTTAGTATTGCCAATAGAAAAAATAGACGACATAAACTTTAGTCAGGTTCATCAATCTAATAAAGAATCATTAAGAAAGTCAATTGACGGTAAAAAAACATTTGTAAAATATGAAGTTTTAGATGTTAAAGAAGATTTTGAAACTAAATATATAGATGCAGATACTAATGAAGAAAAGTCTTATACGACTAAAAAAGGCGTGTATGGCAGACCTGATGTGTATAGCACAGATTATACGGAGTACAATCACGCTGATATTTTAGCTTTATTAGCTACAGATGAGTGGACTATAAAAATAGAAGAATAAAATGGGAGTAAATGTAGCAACAAGTATTGCTAATAGCGATTTATTTTTTGGCTATGATACTGGTCATGATGTGGCAAACCCTAGCAATATAACTAGGTTTTACCCAGGTGAGCCAACGGTTAATTTAATGACTTCTCATTTTGAAAGCTTAGGTCTTGATGGTTCAGGACAAAGTAGTGTAGGCACGAGAACCACTATAGCCACTAACCACGTTAGAATAGTAGACAGCACTTCTAACACTAGACAACACGTGTATGTATCTGGCTTAACAGCTGGTACAACTTACACATTATCAAATCAGTTTAGAAAAATATCCGGAACTCCTACATGGAGGTATCAAATACAAGCTTATAACAACGGTTCATACGTTGCTACTATAAAATTTACAAACACTGCTGAAGTTGGTTTATTAGATATAGATGGATGGCAAACTGCTAAATGGACTTTTACTTTGCCCGCTAATTCAAACAAAGTTCTTATATTTTTTCAAGATGGGGCTGATTATGCTACATACGATCATTCTTTTGAAGTAAAAAACCCTCAGTTAGAAGCTAAAGGTCATGCTAGTAATTATGTTGATGGAACTAGATCGGATACGGCTGGCTTAATAGATTTAAAAAGAACAAAAACATTAGACTTAGGTGATGTTGGTTTTACTTCAGGTCAAGAATTAGATTTTGACGGTAGTGACGATAAAATAGAACTAGGTAATCATTTAAATACTATAGGTAGTGAAGCTACTTTTGATATGGTTTTTAAAAGTTACTCTACAAACGATTCTTTTAAAGTTATGATTGGTTGGGGTCATGGCACAAGTAATTATTCTCACATTTCAATAGGTAACTTAACAAGTGGTTATAACGATGAATCGCTACATGTTGTTCTAAACGCTAGTTTTGAGATGTATGTTAGAGAAGGTCACACAACGTATAAAGACAACGAATATCATCATGTATCAGTCACGCTTGGTGCTAACAAATATTCAATATGGATAGATGGTGTTGAAAAAACATTTACCTTTGCACAAGGATCACAAACATCACATTTTCCTGAAATTGTTGGTTATAACAGTAACATAACAGCACAAGTAGGCCAAAGACCTTACGGTGGTGGATCAGGTAATTTTGAAGGAGAAATACCGGTTATGAAGGTTTATAAAAGAATACTAACTGACGAAGAGATAAAACAAAATTACAAAGCATATAAAAACAGATTTGGAATATGAAGATAGGACCTAATTTAGTGCAAGGAAATTTACTGTTCGGTTACGACACTGGTTATGGTGTGGGTAACATAGGCGCACCTACAAGACATTTTAAAGGCAAACCAACAACTAATTTAACAACAAGTACGTTAACATCTGTTTTTAGCAGTTGGGCTGGTTTAGTAGGAACGTCAACCGCTTACACTGGTGGTTATTTAGGTAACTCAGGTGTTCATGTAAAAATCTCATCTGGTGGTGGTGTTAATTGGTGGAGTTCTCCGTCTTTAGCTGGTTTATCAGGTAATACGCAATACACAGTAAGTGCCACTATGAAATTTACTGGTAGGGCTTTTAACGGTGACGATGCAAACATGTTATACATTAGAGAGTATAATAGCAGTAATACTCAACTAAGAGAATATGGTTATTTCAGCCCAAATCGAATGATTGATTTAGGTGACGGGTGGTATAGAGTTTGGGGGACAGTAACTACTCAAGCTACAACTAACCGAATATTACTTCATGGTTATTCTTATACTACAAACACAGATATAAAACTTCAGGATCTACAGTTTGAACTAGGTGACACTCCTAGTCCATTCGCAGGATATAACAACTCTAGATCTGACACAGGTCAGTTAATAGATTTAGCTGGTCAAAGTGACATAAGTTTAAGTAACATGTCTTTTGATAATACAAACACGAATACATACATAGGTAACCCTACTTTTGATGGCTCAGGTGATTTTATTGATATAACTACAAATTTTGGAACACTAGCTCAATATTCTTTTGAATATGTTGAAAACCCTTCACAAACACATAAGATGCCAATATCAAGTAGGTTAAATACTAATTTTTATAAATATGGTGCTTATAGCTGGAGGTATAAACATGGTGGAACATTAGGTGAGTATTACCATACAGCTGGAGCTACATCTGGTTGGCATCATTGGGTTATATCATACAACGGCGCTACATTAAAAATATATCAAGATAATGTACTTATAGGAAACACGGTACCTCATTTAGGTTCTGCGGATTGGAGCGGAGGATTAAAAATAGGCTGGTGGTCATCTGGAGCTGATTATGATTTTAATGGTGATATACCAGTTATGAAGTTTTACGATAGAGGTTTAACAGCTAGTGAAGTAGCTAGTAATTTTAACGCGTACAAACAAAGATTTAATATATAACCCGGAAAATGAAAGGTAAATATGGCAAATGAATTTAAAGTAAAAAAAGGTCTAATAGTAGACGGCTCAAATACGGTTCTTGATATACAAGGAACGCAAGGGCAATTATTCTCTGTAACGGATAGTTTGACAGGAGACTTATTCTCTGTATCTGACGTGTCAGGTATACCTATATTAAATGTTAACTCTAGTGGAGATGTAGATATTGATGGAGCTTTAGGTATAGGTGCTACGGCATCTCAATTTCACGCTGACGCTGATGATCTTGTAGTTGGCGCAGGTAGTGGTAATACTGGTATAACAATACATAGTGGAACTAGTGGTTATGGTTCAATATTTTTTGCAGATGGTACAGCAAATGATGCCACAGAAAAAAGAGGTCAAATAAGATATTTACAAGGTACTGAAAGAATGGACTTTCATACTGATAATGTTGCAACCGCAGCATTATCGTTAGCAGCTAATGGTAACGCAACTTTCGCAGGTAATGTTACAATTACTGGTGATAGTGCTAGTCCACATACTGATAGAGCTCTTACTGTAAATAGAGGTCAAGATGGTAGTATAGCTTTACAAGTTCTAAACTCAGGTGAGGTTGTAACAAATGCAAATTACTTTTATGCAACTGGACCCGGAGTATCCATGTATGTACAGAACACTGCTGTTTTTAGAGGTTCTATTGTGAATGATGTTTCTAATGCACCAGTTACAATTGGTGATGATTTATCAGTTGCAGGAAATATTACCGCGCCTGGTTTGGTTTATAATGCCACTAATAAATACTTATCTATATCGCATTGGTCATCACCTCCTACACCCGCGGCAATACTACATTTGTCAGATAACTCTAACGATTTAGATGTTCCGCAGATAAGAATAGAAGGTAGGGAAAACCCTGGTGACACAGTCTTAGATATAGCGGTTAAAGATGCAGATGTTAGATTTAATTTAGTTGAAGGTAGCACTGATGCTGCTTCTGGTTATGGTAGAATGCATTTTAAAACAAACGCTAGTGCTAATTCATCTCATCCAACAAGAGGTGGTTTTCTTTTTCAATCAGGTCCTAGTTCAAGTCTTATTAATGTTTTAGATATAACAAACGAAGGTAATGCAACTTTTGCAGGTAATGTTGCAGTGCAACAAGCTGGAGATGTATATTTAACATTAGAATCTACTGATGCAAGTACCGCGGAGGAAGTAGCTATTAAATACAGTAATCAATCAACAGGTAGTAACTATTGGTGGGCAGGTTTAAATCAATCTGCTAATTACTCATTAGCCTATGGAACGTCTTATTCTGGAGCTAATGTTAAAATGGAAATTTCAACCGCGGGTGACGCAACTTTTGCAGGAGAAGTTAACACTGGTGGTAACATTGTAATGACAAAGTCTTCAGGTAATAACCAGCTATATATAAACAGTTCGGGAGGTGGAGCGCCTGTTATGTACCTACAAGATCCAAACCGTAAATGGGGTCAATTTGTTTCGAACGGTCATTTATATTTTAAAGATGAAACTGCAAACGTAACTTCACTTAAAATAGATGGTGTTACTTCAAATGCAACTTTTGCAGGTAATATAACTTTAAATACAGGTACAGCTAAAAAACTTTCCATATTAGCATCTACGCACGATACAAATACAGCTCAAACAGCTACATTAGAACTAGGTTACACTCACTCTGGTGGAGCTGCTGCTGGTAATATAGTTTTAACCGAAGCAGCTAACAACGCTTTTGATGCTGATATGACTTTTGGATTACCTTATAACAATGGAAGTGGTGGTAGTACAACAAGAACAGCGTTAACTTTAGACGGTGGTACTTTAGCAGCAACTTTTCTAGGTAATGTAACCGCAGTTAATGTAATACCTACTACAGCCTTAAGAGTTGGTGCTGCTGATAAATGGAAAATAAGAGGTAATAACTCTAACAATAATTTAGCTTTTGAATATGCTGCTTCTGAATCTCTAGCTGATACTAATATAAAATTAGAATTAACTTCAACAGCCGCAACTGTTAAAAACAGCTTATCAATACAATCAGATGATGATAATAGATTTTTAGTTAGATCAAATGATTATACTATATCTAGAATTATTTCAAGAGGACTTACTGGCACAAACTTAGACAAAGGTTTGTTCTCATTAATGACTTCAGACGGTACTACTAACAATGTTGAAGCAGTTCGTATAGATTCCGCTGGTAACTCTTGGTTTAACGGTGGGCAAGTTGGTATTGGAGTCGGTACTCCAACTGAATTGCTGCATATTAAAAACCCAAGTAATTCCTGGAATCAATACGCTAGAATTAGAATAGGCACAGAAACTAGTGATAACTATGCTTCTGAAATAGGTTTTCATAGAGGAACGAGCGACGACACGGATAGAGGATTTTTTATTGATGGTGGTGGTAGTGGTACTCAGCATTTAAAAGTTTTATATACCGGAAATGTCGGAATAGGGACTGTTTCTCCTGGGGCTAAGTTAGAGGTAGCAGGTGGAGCGGATTCTATTGCTAGGGTATTAGGAACAACTACAGCTGCAAGATTAGATTTACAGACTAATTCATTTCATAAATTTATACAAACAATAGAGTCTGATGGTCGTTTTAGACTATATAACCAAACAACTTCAAAAGAACAACTAACAGTTACAAATGTTGGTAGCGTCGGAGTTGGAGATGCAGCCCCAACACTTATATCAGCAAACACATATAGTCTATCTGTTAATTCAGCAAGAAATGATTTATCGGGTGGGTTAATAACTAAAGCCAATGGATCTGTAAAACACCAGCAATATTGGGATTCAAGTGGATACAGTTTCAACCTTTCAGCTAACGCAGGAGATTTTAAATGGAATGTTAACGGTAACAGTAGAATGGTTGTTGATAAAGATGGTGGTCTTGATATACAAGGAACAGCTGGTCAACTATTTTCAGTCACAAATAGTTTATCTGGTGATTTATTCTCAGTATCAGATGTATCAGGTATACCAATATTTAATATAAACTCTAGCGGTTTATCAAACTTTGATGGTAACGTTCTTGTAGGTAAAACAGCAGTAAATAACGCACTAGTAGGTGTTCAGCTAATGACTGATGGAAGTATAAATCCAACTGTTAGCGGTGACACTGTAGCTAGGTTTAATAGACTAAGTAGTGACGGTGAAGTTATAAGAATACAAAAAGATACAGCTACTGTTGGAGCCATAGGGTGTTACAACGGTGTACCTTGGATAGGTTACCAAGGTGGAGCTGGTGGTGGAATTATGTTCAACGGGGCTAGCATTGAACCAACGTTGTTAGGATCATCAAGATCTAGTAACACTAATGATATAGGTTCGGTAAATTACAAGTGGAGGTATGGTTATTTTGGCACTGGTTTGAATACGCATGATCTTGTCGCTACAAACTCAACGGTATTAAGTGGTCCAGGTAGTGGAACATCAAATGTTTTAGCAGTAAACCATGGAGCAGGATCTCATACAGGGATAGGGATAAAAATAACTTCAGCAAATAGCGGTCATGCTCTTGATTTAACTGGAACTGTGGGTAGTGGTTACGCGAGAATAACAACAGCTTATAATAATCTTCCTGATTTTACAATATCAGGTACAATCACTGCTGGTGAAGATGTAATAGCTTACTCAGATATAAAGCTAAAAGAAAATATAAAAACATTAGATGGTTCTAAAGTTTACGACATGCGTGGTGTTAGTTTTACAAGAAAAGACACTGAAAAAGAAGGTAGCGGTGTAATAGCTCAAGAGATGCAGAAAGTAGCACCTGAATTAGTTAATGAAGTAGATGGCACATTAGGTGTGTCTTATGGTAACATAACAGGTTATCTAATTGAGGCTATAAAAGATTTAAAAGCAGAAGTAGAACAACTTAAAAAACAAATTAAATAATGGCAATAACTTATAGTACTAACATACTACACTTAAAAGGTGCTCCAAGCTTTCAAGACTTAACCAATGTAATAAAAGAAGTTGAGTTTGAGGTTGTAGCTGTAGACGGTGATTATACACACAATAGTATGGGTCACATTAGTGTAGAATTAAACGAAGATAGTTTTACGGTTTTTGAAGATGTAACTGAAGAGCAAGTTATAGGTTGGGTGGAATCTCACCCTGTTCATCAAGGACACAAAAACCACTTAGAAAAATTTATAGATAACATGAAAGTACCTATGGATGTAGGTATGGAAAAACCTTGGTTATAACATGGCAGTTCCTGGAAGCGGAAGTTTAAGTTTAGCAGCTATAGCAGCTGAAAAGCTAGAAGATGACTACACAGATGTAGACACTAGTTATGGTCCTTACAGTTTGAAAGAGATAACTCTAGGTGGAGGTGTAGAAAACTATGATGTAACAAACGCTATAAGTCCTTCTCACCCTGACAATGACGCTAGCTACAGCATGGGAGAGTTTTATTCTTACGATCACGATTTTGCAGCGCCAGCTTGTAATTTAGCTTATAAATCAGGACAAAACGGTGAGTTTAATTACCCTGTAAATCTAGGAACAGCGACTGGTATTATTAGAATAGATTACGAAGCTTATGGTGTTCCTGATAGGTTTGAATTTACTTGGAATGGTAACACTTATATAAGTGGAAGTTCTTCTGGTAATTATGATGGGTACGTTGGAGATGTGACAACGAGCCGTACAAACGATTTAAGAGCTGCTCTTGGAAACAACACTGTAGAAATATATGAAAATAATCAAGGAGGTATTTACACAGGAGGAAGAGGCTATATAGAGTTTAATAAAAACACATCAGTTTCAACAGCTAACATGAACGTTAAAGCGCCATTAGGTGGAACACAATGGTGGTATTCAGTGAGTTGTCCTGGTATGCAAGTCATCTCAACTAACCCAGGGATAGCACCAAGTGTGACGGCTAACACTGTAACCGTTAATGTATCTAGTGTCACAATGGGTGGAAACGTAACTAACAAGGGTTTAACTAGTAACTTTACCACAGAAGGCACTATATCTGCAAAGGGATTTGCGGTAATGCTGGGCGCAACAAATACCTCACAGTTTATTATAGGTGACACTGGTGTAACTAATGTTCCTGAAGATGATAGCACTATAAATGTAACAGGCGCGTTTAATGAGGCTGCGGTTGGCGTAGTTGCCTTAAACGGTACTGTTGTAACAAACGATGCTTCTAGTGTAACGGAAACTAGTTTTACTGGTAGTTTAACTAAGAGCTCACTTGGAACAACACCTAATTCATTTAGAGCATACGCAACAAACGCAGCAGGTACTACATATAGTAATATAGTAAACGTAAATACTACTGGAGTAAGTGACGAGTCAGGTATAGTGTACTGTAACCAAAGTTATAACGTCACACCATCAGTAAATAATAACTCAGGATCTATAGCTGCAAGTACAGGTAATCAATGGAATCAACTACAAAGCACATCTACTTCAACCGGAACGGTTTCATCTACAATAAGCGAAAATCAAGTATCCTTAATAGCTAGCAATACTTATAGATATAGAGCTGTAATGAGACAAAGTTCTACTTTACATTACGGTGTTGTTAAGGGTTTTACCGTAGCTGCAGCTTACGACTTTGGTGCAACTATAACTGTTAGATCTGATCAAATTTATAGTACTATGGCTTATGGCTATGGATCTAGCACATTGTTTTGGCCAACTATGGGTTCAATGACTAGTTATATATTTAACGGTAAAACTATAACGGGTATATATTTCCAAGATCAAAGTAGTACGGATTATTTGTATTTAAAATTCTCAACAACAAAACCATCATTTAGTAATCTAGTTATAAATGGAACTAGCTACGGTGCGTCTAGCACGTGGACTAGTAATGATAGTTTGACCTGGAGGAAAGCAGCTACTGGTAATCCAATGGGTACTACTTACGGTTTCGCATTCTTAAACATGAGCATTTAAATAACGTGAAAATAGCGTGATAATATAAACATAGAACAATAAATAAAACAAAACAATGGGATTACAAGGAAATTACAATTTTAAAGGCATAGAGTTGAGTGATGCTTATTTACAAGTAGGCAGCTTAAGCTGTAGCTTTAACTCTATTTCATCGCAAAGTTTAAAAACCGCTGCTGTGTATAATTCAGATGGTAGTTTAAAAGCTGAAGCGGTGTATGAAACAATTTGGGAAAAGTCACCCAGCACAAGCGTTGGCGTGAAAGTGTTTAAGGATAAAGCAAATAGAGACGCTGACCCAAGCTCTCAACTAACTGAATTTCGTTTCAGTTTTACTGAATCTTTAGCTGACTCAGCAAAGAATCACGTAAAACAAGCTTATGTAGCTTTAAAAGCAGACGATAAGTACAAAGATTATACAGACGTATAATAAATTAACAATTAAATTAAATTAAATTATGTCAGAAAAAACAATTGATTTGAGCCCTAAGGCGGATAAAATCACAGACGAACAATTACAAGAGTTACAATCTTTATTAAACGAGATAAACAAAAATCAATTATCAATAGGTCAACTTGAAACACAAAAAGCTGGTATCATTGAAGGCGTAGGTCAACTACAACTTAAGCTTAGGGAAATTCAAGCTTCTTTAGAGGAAGAGTATGGTAAAGTATCTGTAAACATTCAAGATGGATCAATATCTGAATTACCACAAGATGAAGCTGATAAGAAAGATTAGTATCGGTAAAGATTATAAAAATGAAGCTATGCATTATGCCGTGGGCCAAGAGGTCTACGGCGGGCATACTATTTGTCATATAACAGAAGAAGATGACAAGTTTAGTATATTTATTAAAAAAGCTGACGAGGTTTTACCTTGGAAAGACTTTAATAAAAATATGGCTGTAGCTATAGAGTATAATCTAGAGTATTAATGAAGAGCATATTTGATTTTGTTGTTGAGCCAGTAGGCGACAGATACAACAACACTAAAAATATAGATGGCGTTGATTTAATACTAAACACGCAAATATTCACACATCAAAACGTAAATAGGCTAGCAATAGTTAAAAGCTTACCTATAACAGGTGACACTAATATTAGAATAGGTGATCAAGTCATTGTTCATCACAATGTTTTTAGAAGGTATCATGACGTTAGAGGAGTGGAAAAGAATGGCAAGAGTTATATAGATGATGATAATTATCTATGTTCTTTTGACCAGATATTTTTATATAAAAACAAAAACGAGTGGAAAGCACCTAAGGGTTATTCATTTGTTAAACCTATTGAATCTAATAATATTTTTAATCTAAACAAAGAATTGCCTAGTATAGGTGTTGTAAAGTATCTCGATGAAGACTTTGATTCACAAATACAACAAGGTGATTTAGTTGGTTTTACTCCTGGTAGTGAATACGAGTTTATAGTAGATGACGAAAGATTATATAGAGTTAGATCTCAGTCATTAACTATTAGATATGAATATCAAGGAGACGAAAAAGAATATAATCCAAGCTGGGCATAAAGCAGTTGAAGAGTTAATAAAGGTTGCTAAAGAAGCTATAGTTGATTCAGATGATGACATATCAGCTGACAGGTTAAAGAATGCTGCTGCAACAAAAAAGCTAGCTATATTCGATGCTTTTGAAATACTAAATAGAATACAAGAAGAAGAGGATATGTTAAACAATAAACCTAAGGAAGAGACTAAAGAATCTTCATTTGGTGGTTTTGCAGAAAGAAGATCTAAGTAATGTATCAGCAACAGTTATTCAAGGTTATAGAACCTATAAAAATAAATACCATTAAGAGACTTAATAAGTCTAAAAAATGGAAGTATGGTTACAGCAAAGAACATGATGTTGTTGTCATAAGTAAGACTGGGCAAATAGGTGAAGTATATGAAATACAGAATTTAAAAATAGCTTTACCTAAGATTATAAACCCAGTAAAATTCAGTAAAGATAGATGGGAGGTTACTGAATATCCAAAAGAACTTAAAAGAATTAAGACTGTATTTGATTGGAGAGATTACCCTGATGAATTTAAAGATAAATGGTATGAGTATATTGACACAGAGTTTAAGTATCGTGAAGAAGGTTTCAGCTTTATTAACAAAGGTGAGCCTACTTATATTACTGGTACTCATTACATGTACTTGCAGTGGTCCAAGATTGATGTTGGGCAGCCAGACTTTCGAGAAGCAAATAGATTATTCTATATATTCTGGGAAGCTTGTAAAGCTGATGCCAGGTCGTATGGAATGTGCTATCTCAAGAATCGACGCTCAGGTTTTTCATTCATGGCGTCCGGGGAGTGCGTTAACATGGCGACAATATCAACCGACTCACGGTTTGGGATACTGTCCAAATCTGGCCCCGATGCTAAAAAGATGTTCACAGATAAGGTGGTACCCATTTCTGTTAACTACCCATTTTTCTTTTCCCCAATCCAAGACGGTATGGACAGGCCCAAGACGGAACTTGCCTATCGTGTACCCGCCTCCAAGCTTACCAGAAGATCCATCGTTAGAACAACCAAGCAGACCGAAACCGAGACGCTATCAGGGCTCGATACGACGATCGACTGGAAGAACACCGGTGACAACTCCTACGATGGGGAGAAACTCAAACTCCTCGTCCACGACGAATCAGGTAAATGGGAGAGGCCGAACAACATCCTCAACAACTGGCGTGTTACGAAAACCACCCTTAGATTAGGTAGTAGAGTAATAGGTAAGTGTATGATGGGATCAACATCAAACGCTTTAGACAAAGGAGGGGATAATTTTAAGAAACTATATAAAGCTTCAGATGTTACAAAACGAAACCGCAATGGACAGACAAGCTCGGGACTATATTCTCTATTCATACCTATGGAATGGAACTACGAGGGTTTCATTGATTCTAATGGAATACCTGTATTCGACACACCTGAAACAGAAAAGGTTGGACCTTTTGGCGAGACTATAGATATAGGTATACTAGAACATTGGCAGAATGAAGTTGATGGCTTAAAAGATGATGGTGATGCTTTAAATGAATTTTATAGACAGTTCCCACGTACAGAAGAGCATGCTTTCAGAGATGAAACAAAAAACAGTATATTTAATTTAGCTAAAATATACGAGCAAATAGATTACAACGAGGAAACAAACTACATAAACACTATAACTACTGGTAACTTTCAATGGGCTAACGGTGTTAAAGATAGCAAAGTTATATTTTACCCTGATAAAAACGGTAGATTTAAATTAAGCTGGACACCACCATCCCACTTACAGAATAACGTTATATTGAAAAACGGTTATAAGAAACCAGGTAACGAACACATAGGCGTTTTTGGTTGTGATAGTTACGATATATCTGGTACAGTTGACGGTAAAGGTTCTAAAGGAGCTTTACATGGGTTAACTAAGTTTAGTATGGAAGATGCACCAGTAAACCATTTTTTCTGTGAATACATAGCTAGACCACAAACCGCTGAGATATTCTTTGAAGATGTACTTATGGCTTTGGTTTTTTATGGAATGCCTATACTAGCAGAGAATAACAAACCACGTTTATTGTACTATTTAAGAAGAAGAGGATACAGAGGCTTCTCAATGAACAGACCTGATAAAGTATGGAACAAACTATCTGTTGCTGAAAAAGAAGTAGGTGGAATACCTAACTCTAGTGAGGATATAAAACAATCACATGCAGCTGCAATAGAAATGTACATACAGGATCACGTTGGTATAAAGCCAGACGGGTCACACGGAACAGTTTATTTCAATGACCTTCTCAACGATTGGTCTAAGTTTGATATAAACAATAGAGGTAAATTTGATGCATCTATAAGTTCTGGTTTAGCTATAATGGGTTGTAATAGACATTTATATGCTCCAAACGCTAAAGTAGAAAAACAAAAACTAAATATAAGTTTCGCAAGGTATAAACAAGGTGGAACACATTCAAAATTAATAGAAAATTAATATGGCTGAGTCAGTTGTTAAAAGTTCTTTTCCAAGTCAAGTCGCTAGCGATTTAGAGAAAGTGAGTAAAGACTACGGTTTGAAAGTTGCTAAAGCAATTGAAAGCGAGTGGTTCAAAAGAGATTCTGGTACTAACAGATTCTTTGGTAACCAAACAGAGTTTCACAAACTAAGGTTGTATGCTAGAGGAGAACAATCAATACAAAAATATAAAGATGAATTATCTATAAACGGTGATTTGTCTTACCTAAATTTAGACTGGAAACCAGTACCTATTATACCTAAGTTTGTAGATATAGTAGTAAACGGTATATCTGAAAGAGTATTTGATATAAAAGCATTTTCACAAGATCCAGCAGGTGTAAGCAAGAGAACAGCTTATATGGAGTCAATGCTTAGAGATATGAGAACTAAAGATCTAAACGCGTATGCTAAAGAAGCGTTTGGCGTTGATCTTAATGAAAACGATCCAGAGATACTACCTGACTCACAACAAGAGTTAGACTTGCATATGCAGCTTAGTTACAAGCAAGCTATAGAAATAGCTGAAGAGCAAGCTATCAACGTTGTTCTTGAAGGTAATAAGTATGATTTAACTAGAAGAAGAGTTAACTACGATTTAACAGTACTTGGTATGGGTGCTGTTAAAACTGTTTATAATAAATCAGAAGGTATTAAAGTTGAGTACGTTGATCCTGCTAATATGGTTTATTCGTATACCGAGTCACCTTACTTTGATGATATATACTACGTTGGTGAGGTAAAAACAATACCAGTAAACGAGCTTAAAAAACAATTCCCTAATTTATCTAAAGAAGAGTTAGTTAAAATAACTGGGCAAGGGTTTCAAAACAGTGGCTTCTACAATAGAAGTTTAACTGAGTCTAACCAAAACGATAAAAACCAAATACAAGTACTGTACTTTAATTACAAAACATATGCTAATGAAGTGTATAAAGTTAAAGAAACAGCAACAGGTGCTAGTAAGGTTATAGTAAAAGATGATTCTTTTAACCCTATGGTAGATCAAATGCTTGAAGCTAAGTATGGTAAAATGTCTAGATCACTAGAGGTTTTATACGAAGGAGCTTTAGTGTTAGGTACTGAAATACTACTTGATTGGAATTTAAGTAAAAACATGATGAGACCTAAGAGTGATCACACTAAGGTTAAAATGAATTACAGTATAACAGCGCCTAGAATGTACAAGGGACGTATAGAATCACTTGTAGGACGTATAACTGGTTTTGCTGATATGATACAACTAACTCATCTAAAACTGCAACAGGTGATGTCTAGAATGACTCCTGATGGTATATACCTAGATGCTGATGGTTTAGCTGAGATTGATTTAGGTAATGGAACTAATTATAATCCACAAGAAGCATTAAACATGTTCTTTCAAACTGGTTCTATCATAGGTAGGTCTATGACATCTGAAGGTGATATGAACCCAGGTAAAGTACCTATACAAGAAATATCTAGTGGAAACGGTGGTGCTAAAATGCAGAGTTTAATAGGTACGTATAACTACTACTTACAAATGATAAGAGATGTAACTGGTTTAAATGAATCATCAGACGCGTCTACTCCATCAAAAGATGCTTTAGTTGGTGTTCAAAAAATAGCAGCAGCTAACAGTAACACAGCTACAAGACATATACTACAATCAGGATTATACATAACATCAGAAGTCGCTGAAGCTATATCACTTAGAGTATCGGATATACTAGAGTATTCTCCTACAAGAGATGCTTTTATACAAAAGATAGGAATACACAATGTATCTACATTAAGTGAATTAGGTAACTTACATTTATCAGACTTTGGTATACATATAGAATTATCGCCTGATGAAGAGCAAAAAGCTTTACTAGAGCAAAACATACAAATGGCTTTGTCTGGTGGAGGTATTGATTTAGAAGACGCTATAGATCTTAGAGAGATTAAGAATATAAAGTTAGCTAATCAATTACTTAAGATACGTAGAAAAAAGAAACAAGAGAGAGATCAGTTAATGCAACAGCAAAACATACAAGCTCAAGCACAAGCTAATGCTCAAGCTCAACAAGTAGCTGCTCAAGCTGAAGTACAAAAAAATCAAGCTATAACTCAACAGAAGATGGAGTTAGAGCAAATGAAAGCTAAGATAGAAGAGGAGAAAATAGCTAGAGAAGTTTTATACAAGAAAGAACTTATGAACCACGAGTTTCAAATAAACATGAGACTTAAAGGTATGGAAGTTGAAGGTATGAAAAACAAAGAAGCTTATAAAGAAGATCGTAAAGACGAAAGAACTAAGATACAAGCATCTCAACAAAGTGAGTTGATTGATCAAAGAAATAGTGGTAAACCACCTAAAAACTTTGAATCTTCAGGTAATGATATACTTGGAGGCGGTTTTGATCTAGGGGCATCAGATCCTAGATAATTATTTATTAATTTTATAATATTATATTATGTCAGAAGAAAAACAAGAAGAACTTCAAGAGGAAGCTGTAGAGCAAACTCAAGAAGTTAAAGTTGATGCTGTTCCAGAGGAACCAGCTGATGACGGACCAAAAGCTGAAATTTTAGAAGATGGTACGTTTAAATTAGATTTATCACAAGGTTCAAAAGAGCCAGAAGTAGAACAAGAGCCGGAGCCAGAAGTACAACCGGAACCAGAAGTTGAAGAGCAATTTGTTGGTTTAGAGGAAGTTACAGAAGAACAACCGGTAGAAGAAGTAAAAGAGCAAGTAGAAGAACTTGAAGAACAAGTTGAACAAGCTTTAGTTGAAGCTGATGCTGGTGTTGAATTACCAGAGAACATTCAAAAAGTTGTTGAGTTTATAAACGAAACAGGTGGTTCGCTAGAAGACTATGTTAAACTAAATCAAGATTTTACTAGCTACGATGATAAGTCTTTACTTAGAGAGTATTACAAACAAACAAAACCTCATCTAGATAACGATGAAATAAGTTTTTTAATGGACGATCAGTTTTCGTTCGATGAAGACGTTGATGAGGAAATAGATATTAAAAGAAAAAAATTAGCGCTAAAAGAGCAGGTTGCAAGTGCTAAAGGCCACCTAGACGGGCTAAAGTCTAAATATTACGAAGAAGTCAAGGCTGGTTCTAAGCTCGCGCCAGAACAACAGAAGGCTGTAGATTTTTTCAATAGATATAACGAAGAGTTAGAGGAAACTAACAAGACTCAAGGTTTACAACAAAAAGTATTTCAAGAAAAAACTTCTCAAGTTTTTAACGATCAGTTCAAAGGTTTTGAATATAAGGTTGGAGAAAAGAAATACAGATTTAACGTAAAAGATGCTGCAAAGGTTAAGGATACACAAAGCGACATTAACAATTTTGTCAAGAAGTTCTTGAATGAAAAAAATGAAATGTCAGATGCTTCAGGTTATCACAAATCTTTATTTACAGCAATGAACCCTGATTTAGTAGCTCAACACTTTTATGAACAAGGTAAAGCTGATGCTGTTAAGAACAGTATGGCTAAATCTAAAAACATCGATATGGATCCAAGGTCTACTCACGAGAAGGCACCAAATCCAAATGGGTTTACAGTAAAAGCGGTTGACAGTGGTTCTAATGACTTTAAGTTTAAAATTAAAACAAGATAACTTAACAATTAAAATTAAAAAATTATGGCTAGTGGATCATTCACTGGGAGCTCATCAGCTCTCTCACATTTAACACCAAGACCTGTAAAAGATTTATACGGGTCAAATTACCTGTCTATAACAGGAAACGATTACAACTTTACTAAACAATTCCTACCAGAAGTTTACGAAAAAGAAGTTGAAAGATACGGTAACAGAACTGTTGCTGGATTTTTAAAAATGGTAGGAGCGGAAATGCCTATGGCATCTGACCAAGTTGTTTGGTCTGAGCAAGGTCGTATTCACGTTGCTTTTAACGACTGTTCTACAGACGGTGACGGTGGAGCAACAAATGAACTTACTTTTTCATCAGCAGCTAACGCTGGTATGATTGATGTTCATGATACTATTGTTGTAAGCAAAGGTGGTGTAACAGTAAAATGTTACGTTTCAGCTAGAGCAGCTGGCGCTTCTGTTGCTACTGTTATTCCTTACACTGCTGCTACTTTAGCTGCTGCTGGTATCACGAATAGCATGAGTGGAATAAGCGTATTTGTTTACGGTTCTGAGTACAAAAAAGGATCTGCTAACGCTGGAAACTCTAAAGATGCTGACTTTACTACTTTTAGTAATAAGCCAATCATCTTAAGAGACAAGTATAGTGTAAACGGATCAGATACTGCTAGTATCGGTTGGGTAGAAGTAACTACTGAAGCTGGAACTGGAGGATACTTATGGTACTTAAAGTCTGAGCACGAAGCAAGATTAAGATTTGAAGATCAATTAGAGATGTCTATGATTGAAGCTGAGCCAGTTTCTGGTTCTCAATTAGACGGAGCTGGAGTATTTGGAGTTGCTGGACAACACGGTACACAAGGTTTATTTTCTGCTATTGAAGAAAGAGGATTAATCTACAACAACCCTGATTTCGGTTCTTCTGGAACTGGTGCAGGTGAAGGTTTAGCTGAATTTGACGTTGTATTACAAGAATTAGACAAGCAAGGTGCTATCGAGGAAAACATGATGTTCTTAAATAGAGGAACTTCATTAGCAATTGATAACATGTTAGCTGCTCAAAATTCTTACGGAACTGGAGGTACATCTTATGGTGTATTTGACAACTCTGAAGATATGGCGATTAATTTAGGATTCTCAGGATTTAGAAGAGGTTCTTATGATTTTTACAAGTCTGACTGGAAATACCTAAACGATGGTACTACAAGAGGATTAATTGGAGATGTACAAGGTGTATTAGTTCCTGCTGGAACAAGTACTGTTTACGATCAACAATTAGGTAAAAACATCAAAAGACCATTCTTACACGTACGTTACAGAGCTTCTGAAGCGGATGATAGAAGAATGAAATCTTGGATCACAGGTTCAGTTGGTGGTAACTACACTAGCGACGAAGACGCAATGAACGTTCATTTCTTATCAGAAAGATGTTTATGTGTTCAAGCTGCTAACAACTTTATCTTATTCAAAGATACTGATGGTGTAACTGGAGACAGTGATTAATCAATAACAAATGTAATTCTTACCCTCGTTGAACTGACGGGGGTAATTATTACCCTTATTAAATTATATTATATCATGAAAAAAACAAATACAACTCCCTCGACTTGGGAAATTAAAGATAGAGTTTATTTATTAAAAGGTAGCAAGACACCTTTATTATTTACAGTACCCGCGAAACACAGTAGAGCTAAGTCTTTATTATGGTTTGATGAAGATCAAGGTCTTCAAAGGGAATTAAGATATGCAACTAACCAAAACTCACCTTTTGTAGATGAGCAAAAAGGTACAGTAACACTAGGTCATATATTTTTTAGAGATGGAAAACTTATGGTGCCAAAGCAAAAGCAGAATTTACAAAAGCTTTTATCACTTTATCACCCACTAAACGGTAAGTCTTACTTTGAAAAAGATGATGTTAAAGAAGCTGAAGTTGATTTATCTTATTTAGAAATGGAAATTGAAGCTTTAAAAATTGCTTCTGAGTTTAGCATAGATGATTGTGAGTCTCTATTAAGAGTTGAAACATCGTCCAATGTAGATACCATGACTAGTAAGGAAATAAAAAGAGATACAATAGTTTTTGCTAGAAACAATCCTCAAGAGTTTTTAAGAATAATACAAGATGAGAATATAGCTTTAAAAAGCTTAGCTTTAAAAGCTGTAAATCAGAAGATTATAAAGCTATCACCAGATGGTAGATCTTTTGCTTGGGCTAAAAACGGTAAAAAACTAATGGCTGTACCATTTGATCAAGAACCATATCCAGCTCTAGCTGCTTGGTTTAAGACGGATGAAGGAATGGAAGTTCTAGATAGTGTACAAAAGAAAATTAAATAGATTACCTTATAGTAGTTAGGCTACTTCGGTAGCCTAGTTATTATAAATAAAAAAAAATTATGGCAGTAAGTATAGATACAGTATATCAAAGGGTTTTAGCTATTGCTAATAAAGAGCAAAGAGGTTATGTAACGCCTCAAGAGTTTAACATATTAGCTAATCAAGCTCAGATGGATATATTTGAGCAATACTTTTATGATAAAAATCAATTCCTTAGACAACCAGGAAACGACACTACTTATTCAGATATGATAGATCTTTTAGATGAAAAGATCGATATATTTGAGAAGTATAGACAAACTGTTGTTTTAGGATCTAATGGTATTGCCACCATGCCAGATTACTATAGAATGGGTGAATTATACACTAACGCCTGTGGTAAGTTTGTTGAAATAGAAAAAATAAATCAAAACGAGATACACCATATATTAGCATCTCCATTAACAGCACCTAGTATAACCTACCCGGTATATGTTAGAATAGGAGGAACTACAGAGATTAATAGAAATAGATCAATCCAAATTTATCCAACAACTATACCTTCAAATTCTACAGTAGTGTGTAACTACATATCTAGACCAACTCAAGTTGTTTGGGGTTATACTGTTGTTAACAATAAAGCTCTATACAATTCATCTTCTACAACTAATTTTGAGTTACATGAGTCTGAAGAAACAGGTTTGGTTTTTAAGATACTAGCATTAGCTGGTGTTTTAATAAAAGATCCTAACCTATACCAAATATCATCAACAGAACAAGCCAAAGACGTTCAAGAAGAAAAACAATAAGATATGCCTTTATTCACAGGAACACAACAACAGTACTATAACAACTCTCAGTCATTCACTGGTGATGGTTCTACTACTGCTTTTACATTAACATTTTCTCCTTTACCAGTTATAGCTTCTGATTTTAGAATATTTATAAATGGTTCAGAGGCAGATACTGCTTTATACGATTCAACACCTTACAATAATAGCTCTGGTGTTGTAACGTTTGATGCAGCGCCAGCTAATGGAGCGGTTATATTAGTTCAACAAACTACGTTTCCAGAAAACTTTGGTAATTATCAATTTATAGGTATTGATGATATAATAAATAACTTTATAATATCTTACGTAGGGGAAGACAAAATAATACCTAAAGCTAGAAGATCAGATATTGCTTTTCATGCGCAAAGAGGTATACAAGAATTAAGCTACGATACATTTAAATCTACTAAAGCTCAAGAAATAGAAATACCACCTTCATTAACTATGAAACTTCCACATGATTATGTTAATTATGTTAAAGTTGCATGGAAAGATAGTTCAGGTATTGAGCATATTATTTATCCAACAGGTAAAACTAGTAACCCTACAGCTATATTGCAGGGTGATGATTTTAACTATATATTTGGAGATGATGAAACTTTACTTACAGCACAGAACTCTAACTCTTGGACAGACTTTAGTTACAGTGCTCAAATAAACTCAGCTGATCCTAGTGCTAGTCTATACGACTACCTAACTGATTCAGGTAGAAGATATGGTTTAAACCCTGAAACAGCACAGTCAAACGGTGTATTTTATATAGACTCTGAAAGAGGTTTAATACACTTTAGTTCAGACATAAGTGGTAAAACAGTTATACTTAAATACGTAAGTGATAGCTTAGGTACTGATGCTGAAATGATAGTACACAAATTTGCTGAAGAAGCTATGTATAAATACATGGCTCACGCTATATTATCAACAAGAGCGAACGTGCAAGAATACTTAGTAGCTAGATTTAAAAGAGAAAAGTTTGCAGCCATAAGAACAGCTAAATTAAGACTATCAAACTTAAAAATTGAAGAGTTATCTCAAGTTATGAGAGGTAAATCTAAACATCTAAAACACTAAAGCATGCCAGAAATCAAACGAAATTTTCGTGCAGGTCGAATGAATAAAGACTTGGACGAGAGATTAGTTCCTAACGCTGAGTATAGAGACGCTTTGAATATGCAAATCGCTAGCTCAGAAGGTGATGATGTTGGTGCAATGCAAAATGTTCTTGGTAATAAACTAGCTTATAGTTCTGCTATAAATATTGCTGCAGGTAAATGTATTGGTTCTGTTAGAGATTCTGCTAACGATAAAATATATTGGTTTATAACTGGTAGTAGTATTGATGCAATAGTAGAGTATGATCAGTATACTAAAATAGCATCACCTGTCTTAGTTGACACTCTAGGTATATTAAACCTAAGTTATGATAATCTTATAACTGGTGTCAACATAATAGAAGGTTTATTGTTTTTCACAGATAATAATTCTGAACCAAAAAAAATAGAAATAGCTAAATTCAAAGCTGGATCTACAGATTTTTCTACACACACGGTGCTAACCACAGCACACTCAACAGCAACATATAATTTTACACTTGATGACGTAACTGTTATTAAGAAATCACCTACACAAGCGCCAACTATATCAATGTCTTCATCTTTGAGATCGGGTATAGTAGAGAGTGTTTGTTTGAATAAGTCTTTCGTTGATTCAAATGGTGATCCATTAGATAGCGGATTACACCCTGAAACAAATAGTAATTTTACTTTTCAACATAATATGAACTTAATTGTTGGAGATAGATTAAAGTTTACTGTTTTAGATGAAAGTGAAGATGAAGAAGTTATAGCTACTGTTATAGACTTATTAAGTTTCTCTCCAAACACCTTCAAGTTAAGCTTAGACGCTGTGTCTACTAGTATAGTTTCTGGATCTGTTGATTGGAAAGTTATTTTAATAGAAGAAAAATCTTTATTTGAATTTAAGTTTCCTAGGTTTGCATATAGATACAAGTACAAAGATGGTCAATACTCTTCTATAGGACCTTTTAGTCAGGTAGCTTTTTTGCCGGACGAGTTTGATTATATGCCTAAGAAAGGCTACAATAAAGGTATGGTTAACACTTTGAGAAAATTAACTATATCTAACTTTATAACTAGCAGAATGCCTAAGGATGTTGTAGAACTAGACATACTTTACAAAGAAGATAAAAGCACAAACATATACACTGTTAAAAGTTTAAAAGGTGATCCTGTTAATACTGATGAAGAGTGGACAAACAACTCTATGCTTATAGAGTCAGAAGTTATATATAAAATACTTCCAGCAAATCAATTACTTAGACCTTGGGATAATGTACCTAAGAAAGCTAAAGCACAAGAGTTTACTGCTAATAGGTTATTATACGCAAACTACACTCAACAGTATGATATAAAAGACTCTAATGACGCTGAAATATCACCAAAGTTCAATGTATCTATAGTTCAATCATCTGATTCAACTTACGGTGTAAGAAGTCCTGGTAAGTCTATAAAGTCAATGAGAACATATCAATTAGGTGTTGTTTATAGAGATGACTTTGGTAGAGAGACACCTGTTTTAACAGATACAACTGGTTCTATTCAACTACCTAAATCACAGGCTATAAACTGGAACGTTTTGCGGGTTAGCTTGACAAGTGAGCCACCGTACTGGGCAACTCATTATAAATTCTTTTTAAAAGAAACATCGGCTGAATACTATAATTTAGCTATGGATAGACACTATCCTGCTGAAGATGGAAACGTTTGGTTAGCTTTTCCATCAGCTGAAAGAAACAAGGTTAATGATGAAACATTTATAATACTAAAGAAAAGACACGATAGCGATGTGTTTGTAGAGGACGAGGCTAGATACAAAATAATAGCAATAGAAAACGAAGCGCCTGATTTCTTAACAATACAAAAAGTTTCTAAAGGTGTTGTTAGCGCTACTAGTG